ATTCTGGATAGACAGCTTGCCGAGGTTGTTGCCGTTCGTTGCTTTAACGGCGAATTCACGAACGCTTTCAGCCAGTGAGCCGGCGGCGTTATAGTCGTAAGTGAACCGGAAGCGATGCGCTGTGGAACCGGTTGAGTAACGGTAGATGTTACTTTGGATCGTTGTCGAGCCGGCAATGTAGATGTCCCTGCCGCCGGCCCCGGCGTTGTCCAGCACGGAGAGGTGCGGATACCAGACATTGCCTTTGGGGATGACCGTACCGTCCGCCTGGACCGTGTCCCACACCGGCAGTTCTGCCAAGCTGGCATCTTGCCCGGTCGCGCCGAGCGGTGGGGGCGTGCCATCCCAATTCGACGTAAACAGGATGGTGTTGCCGACTTCGAATATCACTGCATCACTGGTCGTGGTCTCGCTACCGCCGGGGCCAGTCGCCGTCTCAATCAACGTGTAAATCACGCCTTCCGTGCCGACATAAGTGTCTGACGGGGCGGTGAACGTATCGACCGACACGCCATCGCCGAACAGTTCCGCCGACACTGGTGAGCCGTCGTCCCAGAGACCTTGTCCCCAGCCGATCGCGGCAACGGTGCCGGTGATCGTTGGCGGCGTGATGTTGACCGGGACATCCGGCGGCACCGGGGTTCCGCTGCCGCCTCCGAACGCCCCCAGCCAATACCCCTGCCCGAACCGATACCCGATCGGATGCAGCCGCGGGTGTGCCGGGCGCAGGCCCAGCATCACGTCGGCGGCGATGTCGTCGAGGAATCCGATGGGCGGGCTCATCCGAATATGCCCCGCTTGCGCGTGCCGTTGATCATGGCTTCGCAACCGGACACGATGCCAATGCTATCGACGGTGCGACCGTTAGCCTTCTCAAGCTGTCCCGACTGGCCGATGAACGCCTTCTGCCAGGCAAGCAATTCCTCGTCCTTGGTGACGGGCGCGGCGAACATCGGAATCGGATAGCCCTCGATGCCAGCCGCCCACGTCGCCGGCACAAGCTGCGAGCAGCGCGCCTCGGGACTTTTCACGGTGCCGGCGCAACCGGCGAGGAGGATCATGGCCGCGAGGGCGTGACCGCGCATTCCGGCTTCTCCTTGTAGAGCTTCATCTGGCAAAGGGCGGACATCGCAGCCGCGCGTCGCGCCGCGTCGGTGTCGGCCGCGTCCATCTGGGCGGCGGCACCTTCAACGATCGCGTCAACGTCGCTTTCTGCCCCGCCACGCGCGACGACCGTGTTGACGGCATCCGCGGCGCTATCGGCAAAGGCCTCGCTCTCCTTGCCGCTCTGGCGGGCCGTGGCGGTCTTTTGCCGGGAGGATGTGCAGGAATGGATGGTGATGAAGACGATGCCGATCAGGAGGAGGATCATGATCAGCCTGCCGATGGTGGACGCGAGGAAGGCGGCGATGCTGGGCGGGATCATGGTTGCTCCTCCGCCTGCGCCGTCTCGCCCAGCTTCAGGATGGCGTCGGGAGGAGCGTCGGCGCGACCATGCGCCGCGGCGATCGCGTCGAACGCCTTGGAGGTGTTCTCCGTCTTGGCCTCGTCGCTCTTGTTGGCGGCGAAGTGGAAGGCGAGGATCATGTTGAGCAGGCCGGTTAGGGCTACGGCCTGAATGATGACCTTGAAGACTTCGACATCCCACAATGCGGGATTCGTCTTCGCCATCTGGAGCATGAACAGCACGAGGCCGAACATGCCGATCGTCACCCACTGGCGCTCACTCGGCCAGCCGGGCCCGCGATCGAGCAAGCGGTTCAGCCAGATCACGACGCCCACTCCGCCCACCAGGGCGTGCCAGGCAGGAACGATGCCGTGCGATTTTTCCACCCCTTCAGGAAGATGCGATCCGGGTCTTTCGGCCCCTCGTTGGTCGCGATCTGGGTGTAGAAGGCATCGCGCACCGCACCCCAGCGCCGGGCGGCGTCCTCCTCGCTGATCGACTTCCGCCACGTCAAGTAGAAGCCAACCGATACCGGCCCCAGCACGCCATCATCGGGCGCGCCGATCATTCGCTGGAATAGCTTGATCGCCTGCCTCGGTCCCGTACCCCAGCCCATATCGATCAGCGAAAGGACAACGCGATCGACCGGCAGCAAATCGAATTGCGGATCGTCGTAGAACAGTTTCACACCGACGCGTACCGCCTCGTCCAGCGTGAGGCTGCGCATGTCATCGGCCGTGATGCTGGACGCTTTCACGCCCCGGAATGCCGCCAGCGTCGCCGCGGTCACTCCGTACATGGAGCCGACGAGGTTCCCGACATTGCGCTTGCCGCCGGTCCAGTTCCCGCTGTCCTGAGGGCGCATAGACAGCTTGCCCTCGTGGGTGCGGATGTAGCCGGCGATGAAGTCGGCGACCGTGCGCGCGCTCCTGGGAACGCCGGACAGGGGAGAGATTCCGCCGTTCGGCTTGGCCGCCTCGTCGAGCACGCGGTTGACCGCCACGACATCCGAGTCGGTGAGCGGCGCGCCCTTGATGCGGCGGATGACGTCGAAGAGATGCTTGGCGTCGATCATCCCTGCCCTCCCGTCATGGCCGCAGCCTTCTCGACGGCCTCGGCCTGCCGCTGCTCCCCGCGCTGTTTCCGAATGCTCGCCGCGATCTCGCCGGCTTTTTCGGGCATCGCCTCGACCATCATCAGGAAGCCATCAAAGGCGGAATCCACGTTCGCCATCTGGTGGCGCAGCACCCTCAGCTCGCGGTCGCACTTGTCCCGCTCGCGGACCTGCTGCTCTTCGAGGATCAATATCCGCGCGTTCTGCTGGTGGACGAGGCTCAGCGCCACATCGTCTGTCTGCTTGCGGCTTCCGCGCTTGTAGTCGAGCCACGTCTTCAGCAAGCCGCCCACCCCGGCGCTCCCTATGATTGTCAGGATGATGGAGATGATGGCAGGCCATGCGCCGACGAAGCCGCTGGCGCTCATCGCATTGCCCCTGGGTTGCCGGGGGATGGCTGGGGATCGCTCATCAGTTGGCCACGTCCGCGCCCATCCGCGACATCTCGATCGCAGCGGTGCCGTTCCAGTAGAATGAGTAGCTGCGGTTGAATCCGTTCGCTGGCGCGGTCATCGCGGCCGACGCCTTGAAATTGCCGCCCAACGTGCCGTTCGAAATCGCGCCGCCACTGATATTCTTGATGACCAGCGTGAACACCTGCCCAATCCCGGTCCACTCCGGCGACGAGGCGTCGATCGTGATCGTGTAGCCGGCATTATCCGTTACTCCGACCTCGATAATCTCATGCTGGCCTGTCGAGAGGCGGCGGCCATCGATGCTGATTGAGGCCCCATAGGTCGGGCGGGTGATGCCGGCGGTGATGGTCGTGAATAGCGGGCGCTGCGAAAATCCCTGCATCGCGGACCGCACCGTTGACGTCGCATCGCACTCGAACAGCGCTGTTCCCACGCTCTGATAATAATTCCCGACACATTCGGTCACATGGGAGTTTACGAGGGCCGCGGCATAGTTTTTAGTGCCTCCCAGATTCATCTTGTTGTTGTTGAACAGAACACTTTCGACATTGGTCAGTTTGAAGAAGCGATAGGCGGCATCGTCGGCGCCGCCGGTGATGTCGCTGTCGATCTCGTTGTCCGAGAAGTTGAGGCAATTGATCGTCGCGGTGATCGGGCTGTCCGTCGTGTCGATGATGGTCAGCTCGTAGCCATCCTGAATGAAGGTATTGCCCTTCATGATGACTTGCTCGATCGTCTCGCCCTTGATGTTCAGGACTGTGACCGGCTGCGTCGACGAGGCGAAGATGCAGCGACCGCCGAACTCGATCGGCGTTACGGAATTGCCGGTGCCCTGCCCGTCCAGATCGAACAGGATCGGCGCCACCGAGCCGATCCGGCAAGCCCATGCCAGCGAATAGCCCAGCCGGTTGCCGTTGGAGCGCACGAACGACCGGGAGAACGACACATGCGCGCCGCCGGGCTGGCAGAACACATTGTCCCAAACGAACGTCTGGCCGCCGGAGTTGATCTCCAGCCAGTCGGTTGCCAGTCCCTCGTTCCGCACCCCGAACCATGAGAAGGTATAGCCGGTCGCGTTGGCCGTCATCATCGGAAAGGCGCCGCCCTTCCAAACGAGCATGGATGCCGCCTCATCCTGGCCGAACTGGCGGAAGCCTTTGACCCCCTCGATCGCCACGCCGCGGGTCGTCAAGGCGATCGTTTCGTCATAGGCATACTCGCCGATCCCGAGCCGGATCACCCCGGAGCCAGACGAATGGGCGTAACTCAGGGCCTTGCGGATGGCCGCTGAATTCAAATCGTCCGTCGTTGCGGCAACGTCAGGATAGTCGACCTGGACCGCGGCCAGATTGGCATAGCGCCCATAAGCGCCGGGGATGATCCATTCGGCGGCGGTGTGCAGGGCGTTGTCGCCGATCGCGCCGAAGTCATCGAGGGTCAGGCGCTCATCAAACTTCTGCTTGGCGGTTCGGTCCGCTTCCGTCAGATCCGCTGGGAGGAACGCGACCGAGGCGCTGCCGCCGTCGATATAGTCCTGGAATGCGTCGATGTCGGCCTGAACATTGCTCGGGCCAGTCGTGCCGATCGCGGCGGCGGCGGCCGAGCTTGCCGCGAAAGCGGTTGTGAACAGGGTTCTTTGCTCAACCGCGCTGCCGCCATCATTGAGGTAGATCGTAACCGTGCCATCGCCATTATCGACGGCAAACGCCTCTCCATCCGTCGTTGCCGCCAGACCGGCTGAAGTGTCCGCGTAGGTCGGGCCGGCAGCGCTTTCCGCAAGCGATGCGCTGGCCGCAGCGTCGGCGTTCAGCTTGCCGATCGCGGTGGCGTCGTCGTCGGTTGGGAGGATGCCGAACTGCCCGGTGCGGCGAAGAATATCCGCTTGGCTTTCACCACGCGCGCCGGTGACGTTGATGCGAACCGAAGGGCTCACGGCCATCAGCTATTCTCCGGGATGAGGAAAATGTGCCCGCGTGCGCAGTCCTTGACGATCCCGTCAGGCGCGGCGTCGCGTAGCTTCCATGAAACGGCAACGATCTCGGTCGTCCCAACGACCGACGCGAAATCAACGCCCGCCCACGTCATATCGAACCGGCCGTGCACAGCGTCGTAAAGATCGATCGTCGCGCTGGCGATCACAGGGCCTGTGCCCGCGGCTAGCTGCGCAACCGCCGTCAACGTGTGGCCTGTCAGGTCAATGTCTGCGCCACCCTGGTCGCGTAGATGCCAACCTTCATGGTAGTGACCGTCGCGCGCCAACTCGATGTCGAAGTTACGCGACATCGCTGAAATCCTCGACGAATGTGATGCTCACGGTGCCGTTGCGGCCGTATGCGATGTCGGGGTCGAGATCCTGACCGGGCACGGCCTTGGCCTGCACAACGGGCCACTCGAAATTGACCGACGTTCCCGACGCGATCGCCTCGCGGGTCGGCGGGCTGACCTTGCAGACGGCGGACATCTGGGTCGGGCGCGAAAGCACGCGCTCGATCTTGAGTGCGCGCGATCCGATGCTGCACCGCTCGCCGCCCTGGATCCGCGCGCCCTGGGCAACGGCGATGGTGATCGTCGTGGCGCGCGGGGCGACGGCACCAACGGTGGTCGCAACGATATAGGGCGAGGCGAACCGGACCTCGGTCGGGAATTGCGAATCGTTGGCGTAGATCGCCGAAGGCCTCGCAAGCCCGTTGCCGGCGAACGGACGCGGCGCGGTGGTGAGCGACACCAGTGGCAGAAGGATCGGCTGCGCGCCTCCGGCCATGTGCGAGACCCACTGGTCCCACAGACGTTGCAGCGCAACGGTGCGTATCGCGATGCCTGAATAGGTGACGCGCCAGCGACCGCCGCCGTCGGTCGAAATCACGTCCTCATCGCCGGAGAGCGCGACGCCGCCCGATATCACGTTCTCGACCACGCCAGCCTTGATCTGGGGCGGGTTGAACCGGTGGGCGGGGAAGATGGCGAGCATGGCCGCGAAGATGGCGGTGAGGCCCCTCGCCCTCTACGGACGCCAGCCTATGCGTCCGGCTCCTCGGGCGGCGGTGGGGGCGGCGCTGGCACCGATTCCCCATCTTCCAACGGGATGAGCTTGCCGTCCTGTCTCACGGCTCCGGCGATGCGCTTGAATTCTATCGGCATATCAGGTCACCACCGCACTGTCGGGGCCGGCGGGAGCGCTCGCGATGTCCGCGGCGTTGTAAGCGACCACCCAATAATACTTCGTCCCGGCTGTAAGCCCGGTGTCCGTAATCGACATGACCTCGCCCAGCCCGCCAACGATCTCGCCCGAGATATCGGTCGCGGTGCCGAACGTGGCGGTCGTGTTGCGGAACACCTTGAGATAGCTGAGATTCGAAGACGAAGGGTTGCGCCATGTGATGTCAGCCTCGCCTACGCCGCCGTCGGCCGAGACCTCGGTCGGCGGCGAAGGTGCCAGCCCTGCCGTCGAGGTGTCGACGGTCTCGGTCAGCGACCACGGCGACAGGCGGCCATCGCCGATCTGATAGGCGGCCTCCACCTCGACCAGCGCATTAACGGCAACGAAGCCGGTGACGATCTGCACCGCAGCGCCCGGCGCTGCGTCCGAATAGATGGCATCCGCTCCCCACACCGCCGCACCCTGAACCCGCCAGTGGACGAACCATGTCAGGTCGTCGCGATCGGGCGCGGCGATGTCGAGAACGATACGCACACCGGCCGTGCCGTCGCCGCTGTCCTCGGCGAGTGTCGCGGTCGCGTCGTCAATTACCGGGGCGGCGAGAGGGGTCGGGCTCGGCTGCGTGCCGACGGGCGCGGGGTCTCCCTCCTCGGTCGCCGGGTTCCATTCGTCGATATTCGGATCGGCGGCAATCCATGAGAACGCGACACCTCCCGTCGAGAGCCGCCGGAGTTGGGTGATCTCCGCCGGCCCCGAATAGAAGACGGCGCCCGCTTCCTCGATATGGACCGGGATGAAACGCTTGCCCCGGATCTTGCGGCCCTTGCGGTTGGTGGTGATCATTCCGCGATGTGGCGCCATCGTCTTGGCGATGAGGCGCTTCGTCAGCCGTCGGGCCTGAGCATGGCTCGGCACGCTGTTTTCCAAGGTCGTCGGCTTGACCTCTCCGGCCGCCGAAATGGCCGCCTCGTCGCGCCACGCGGTGGCATCCACTACGGTATAGTCATGGTCGGCCGAAATGTAGGAAATGGCGATCTCGTTGACGGCATCCTCATCAACGACACCTTCGTCCCATGAGAAGCTGACGATCTCGTCGGGCCCGATCATGTCAGCCGGGTCCGGCTCTACGTAGCGCCCCGAATAGGCCATCAGGGCGCCATCGCCGCGCGGGGCCACGAACCCGTCGCTGCACGCCAGCAGGTTGCCGAGCGTCACCTTGTGCGGGTCGGTATGCTTGTGGGCGACGCAGGACCGATAGCGCGGCTCCGTCCCTCCCGCCTTCAATGGCATGGCAACATCACAATCGTCGGCGAACGCGGTCCAGTAATCGAGCGTCGGAGCGAAGTGGGTGTCCCAATCCTTGCCGTACCGCACGAGATAATAGTGAGCGATGTGAAGCGCATTATTCTCGCTCCACACCCAGGTATCGGTATCATTGACGTCCTGCGCCGGGTCGCGCCAGTCGAACACTGGTTGGGCCCTGAGCACCAGCGACAGCGGCGTCTGATCAGGCCCGCCACTGGGGAATATCTTGGAGAAGTTCTTGGCCTTGACCGGCCTGGTCACCATGCATCCGGTGGCGATACCGTCGCCGCGATGGTCCTCGGTCCAGATGCCCGGAAGTTGGGCGATGACCTCGTCGAACGCCGTCTCTGTCGACAGCCCGAGGCGCGTGCCGATCTGGATCACGTCGCTGCCGTAGGCGCCGTCGGCGTCCTCCTGAACGAAACCGCCGACAAGCGTCACCTGCTTGTCCAGCAAATAATGGCGTTCGATGCCGTCGATCTTGCCGTCGTGGAATGCCCAGACGTCGACGGCGCGCCCGGCCTCGCTGGTGGTGAACAGTGAATAAGCGCCGTACAGCCGGACGCGACCATAAGCCGACACGCGCGGCGGCAGGGCCATCTTGATCGCCCGCTCCTGCTGTTCGGGCTTGGGCCCCTTGGGCTTGTAGAGCGTGGCGAGAGCAATTGCCGCGACGGCGGCCGCGGCTTGACCGGGCGGCCCGAGAAATGGGCCGACCACGGCGATGACCTGAAGGGCCGCCTTGGATATCCCCTTGTCGATGATGGAGATCGGCGAAACGATCGCGCGGGCAACGCCTCCCATCAGACCCTCCATATCCGCTGCGGCGCGCCGATCCCGAAGACGAGGCCGGTGAAATGGAGGCAGCCCCACTTGTCGCCGGTCCAGATCCCGCACGCCTCGCCAAGCCGGTCCTCGGTGGGGATCGACAGCACGGCGACGTCACCGGCCCGCGGCGTGCCGACCTCCATGCAACCGGCATCGCCCATCCCGCGCGACCAAAGTTCAGCCAGCCCGCCGCCGCGCCGAATCGCCCGGATCGCGCCGAGTTCGGTGGCATAGCGACCGCGGATGAAGCCCATCGGGTCGGCGTGACCGCTCGCGATCACCCACGCCGCGACCCAGGTGCAGCAATCGAATGTGCCCCAGTTCCATGCCGGCCGCGGGGCCTTCAGATATTCGCCGAGCGTCATTTTGGGCCGAACCTGCGGCTCGTGCCCTGCGCGATCCCTGCGATGTGGCTGAAGAAGGCGTCTGTCGGCGAGCGGCGGCGCTGGTCCTGATCTGTGAAGTAGGCCTGCGGCGATCGCGAGCGGTTGGTGTCCTCCGTGCCGATCGACAGCGTGATCGTGCGCGCGCGGCCCTTGTCGTCCGGCGAGCTGCCGACGCTGAGCTTGTCGGCCCGGAACACGGCCTCATACTCGACGCCATCGAGTTGCCAGTCGGCGTCGAAGTCGAACCGCACGAAATGCACCCGCGCACCGCGAACCGATGCCGCCTCCTCGAGCGCGAGCCGCATGGCTTCGGCGCTGACACCGGAAAGCTGGACCTCGATGCGCTCGGCCGCGCCATTGATCAGTTGCTCGAAGTCCGGCGCGTTGATCAGATCGCCGGCGCCGAGATAGGTCGCGGGGACGCTCTCTATAATATCCGCGGGGATCACGAGATTGACGTGGCCGCTCCACAGCCGGGCGACCGGATCGGCCTCGATGCGGATTCCGAAGCTCTCGCGCGCCATCAGCCCGCCAGCTTGTTATATTGGTCGATCGTGCCGGGCGTGGCCTTCTGCCCGGCGACGAATGCGCCACTGCCCGCCCTCACCGCCTCGGCGCGCGCCGTGCGGTTCACATAGTCGATGAGTTCAGGCGTGGTGACCCCATAGCGGGCGTCCAGCACGAAGGTTTGATAAACCGCAGCACCACCGCCGCGCCCGGCCAGCGCCTTGTTGCCGACGCTCAGCGTCTCCCCGCGGGTGACGTTGGCGAGGGGGCGACCGTTGAGCGACAGGACGTTGGTGTCGGTGCCGCCGCGACCGCCGATGACGCCGGAGCCGCCGCCTGCAAAGCCGACATTGCTCTTGGCGACCGCGCTGCCGATCGTCGCGAGATCCTTGAAGATGTTGCCGCTGCCCTGCCCGTTCGCCTGCATCACCGCGAACTTGGCGGCGATCTCGGCAATGACGCGGATGCCGATGCGCTTGAAGCTATCCCAGATATTGCCGGTCCCGCCGAGCATCGCGTTTTCGAATAGACCCGCAAGCGTCTGGATTTGAGATTCCTGCCGGCGGAATGCTTCGTCGTCGATCTCGCGCCTCAGTTCGCGCTCAATTTCCGCCTTGCGTTCGACCTGGCGGATCGCCTCGTCATAGGCGCCGTTGTCGAGGTTCGGATCGGCGCTGTTCGCCGCCACGAGGACGTCGTTGGAAACCTCGATCGCGGTCTCGTTCATCCATTCCTCGAGGGTCTGGACCGTCTTGCCCTTGGGGGTTTTCAGCTTCTTGGACTTCTTGTCCTTGGTCGTAACAGACGATGGCTGCGCTGGCGGATTCAAAAGCCAATCCTGCCCGGTGCGCCCACTGTTCATGCCGATCGCAGTGTAGAAGTCGCGGCGGCGGTTCATATGCTCCTCGCCCGCCGCGCGCCCGACCGCTCGCGACTTGCTTAGGCGCTGCTCCTCCTGAAAATCCTTGTTGTCGCCCACGATATTGATCGCGGCGCCAATCGGGTTCGTCCAATTGAGCAAGGTTTGCAGCCGCGTGCCAAACTTCTGGGCGATGCCGTCGAGAATAGCGAACGCCTCTTGCCCCGCCGACAGGAACGGCCCGAACGTCGCGGCCAGCCCATCCATCACCGCACGCACGTCCTGCCCGAACGCCTCGGCCGACTTCGATAGGTCGGCGAACCCCTTGCCACCGTCAGTCACGAAGTTGGCGAGCATTTTCGAGAACTCGCCGCCGTGGTCGAACGCGCCAAAGGTGATCGTCGCTGCGTTGGTGACCTGCGTCATCGCGTCGTCGAACGTGACCGGGATTTGCCTGAACTCGGCATCGATCCCGGCGGTGAACTTGGTGTCGGTGAACGCCTGAACCAGCTTGTCCGAGGTAAGCTCTCCCTCTTCGGCCATTGCGCGAAGCTGACCGATCGGGATGCCCAGGCTGTCGGCAAGGAGTTTTGTCAGTCGCGGGCTGGACTCCATGACGCTGTTGAACTCGTCGCCGCGCAGCACGCCAGATTGCAGGGCCTGCACAAGCTGTCGGGTGCCTTGCGCCGCCTCCACCGCGCCGGCGCCGCTGATCTTGAACGTCTTGGCAACCGTCTCAGTCGCGCGCGCCGCCTCTGCCTGGGTGATGCCGAGGTCTTTGGCGTTGCGGAGGATGTTCCCGTAGAGCTTGGTCGTCTCTTCAAGGCCGCTGCGCGTAGATTGGGCTATGCGTTGCGCATCTTCCTGCGCTTTCGAGAACGATCCGAACCCGGCCGTGGCAAGCCGAAGCTGGGAATCCATTTGCTTGGCGCTGTCCGCGATCGAGAGAAAGCCGCGCGCCATAGCCAGGAGTGACACGCCCGCAAACGCGCCGCCGATCGCCGCCATGCTCCGGCTGACGAACCGCTCGGTCGCCCCCGCGCTTTTCTGGATATTGCCCATGGCGCGATCAAACTTCGCATCCGCGCGCGCGACATTGGCCTCGTAGCGGTCCAGCCGGGCCTCAAGCTCGACAATGACGCGATCGGCAACAACGGCCATCAGTGGATCCTCGCTATGCCGCGACGTTCCATGTCAAGCATCCCGGCCTCAACCTCGTCGATCGACGGCGGTGTTTCCCCGTCATCATCATTGGCGAGGCGGTGGTGGTGCAGGAGCGCGGTATATTCGGGCATGGTGAGCCGCTCCGCGTCGGCGAGGGTCAGTCCAAGGTTGAGGCAGTTGTGGAGGACGATGCCCCAGTCGATTTTCTCGGGCGCCTTGGCTTCACCGCCGGGCTTTTTTTTTGAGCCTCATCCGTCGCTGGCGCGTAACCGACATAGAGCGCGATGATGATGGCGCGGGCGATGATGGACGTTTCGCCGAGCGGGCGGCCGTCGACATAATTGTCGATCAGGCTGTTGGCCTTGAGGTCGGAGACTGGAATCTCGATGCCGGAGACGAAGCCCTTACCGCCGCCGATGAGGGCTTGGCGGATGACCTCGACGACATCCTGGATACCGAATCCGCCGCTCAGCAGGCGATGGCGAACGCCGTCGATGTAGCCGGCCTTGGCCTCGATCTCGACGATGCGCTTGATGGGCAGCCTGCAGATGTATTCGCCGTCTGCGAAGGCCAGGGTGATCTCGGTCTGCATGGCCGCGACATTGTGCGCGGCGGTCTCAACGCTCTACGGACGCCAGCGGGTCACCAGCAGGTGGTGTGCGACTTCCGGCCGTCCTTGCTGATCTTCGTCTTGCAGTCGACGCGGGGTGAGGCGCGCATATAGCCGGCGGCAAGGATATCGAGGACGCTGATGCGCGGCGGCTTGGTTGTGGGGTCTATCCCGGCCAGCGCGGGCACCCAACGCCAGTTCACCTTGTCGTCGGCAGTGTTCTCGCGGATCGCCTTGACGATCCTGGCCTGGCGCTTCGCATCGGAGCCCGCAAAAGCGGACACCGCGAGCAGGCGCGCATCCCAATTGAGATCGAAGCAATCCGGGTCGCGGTAGCAGACGGTCTCCATGTCGGCGCGGAACTTGTCGTCGCTGACATCGATGCCGTCGATCATGGGGATGGTGACCGGCTCGGCCAGCATCAGCAGCGCGAAAGCGAGAACAGACATTGCATGGCCCCCTATGCGGGACCGAGGATGCCAGAAATGCCGCGCACTGGGAACCGATCAGGTGTTGGCGACGAATGCGATCGCGTCGGCGCCGGTGATCGTGAGCGAAATCTGCAGATATTGGCCGTTCTCGCCCGTGATCGAGAAGTCGGTGAGCAGGCCCGGCCCCTGATAATAGCCGTCGACGATGACCGATGCGGCCGCCTCGTCGAACACGAAGCGCCAGTTGCGCGGGTTCGGATCGACAAACACGGCCTGCAGGTCAGCCAGGCGGCTGCGTGCGAGCATACCGGAACCCGTGATGCTCCAATCGGTCGCGCCAGTGTCGCGGATCGTGATCGGCGTGCCGTCGGGGTTCGCGCAATCCCAATCGACGGTGTCGTTGGTCGCGCGGGTCTGTTGCAGGCCCTTCGACGTGATGCCGCAGATCGCGGTGAAAACTTCGGGGTCTGCGCCATCGCCGAGCGCGATGAACACTCGCGTGCTCTTGAGCCTGTCGGTGGTGTACGCCAATTCCGGTCTCCCGCGTGGATTTGACCGGAGACTATGGGCGGGGGGTGGCGCGCTCTACGGACGCCAACCTAGAGCGCCAGCGCGTCGATCGAGACGATGCCGTGATAGGCGTCCGCCTCCGCCGAATCCTCGATCACCTGGGCCTGCGTCGCCATGACGCTGAGCTTGGCGTCGTCGTCGAGCGCGATGGCCTCGATCGCGTCGATGATGCGGACGATATGGCTGTTGATGGTGCTGGCGAGCGCTTCGGGGTCGGGCACGGTGGCCGACAGCTTCACGAAGTTGTGGACGAAGCCGGTGGCGGCGCTGCCGGGCTGGCCATCGGTGCGGACCGGCGTGCTGGTCAGTGTGCCGACCCGGATGAAAGGGAAGCTCCGCGTCGCCGGAACCTTCGAAGGATAGACCCTCGCCGCCGGGACGATCGCGTTAAGCTGGGGATCGCCCTTCAGGGCCGCGATGATCTTGCCGCGGATCGACAGGCTCTGATCGAGGGGCGTTATCATTGGTCGGCCCCATCCAGTGAACCGCGAACGACGGTCCCCACATCGTGAGAAGCGTCATGTCGAGCCACAGTTCCACGTCGTCCGCTGAAGGGAAGTCCGCCATCGACATGGGGTTTAGCATGACGCGGCGATTCTGTCGCCTTCCCCGCCCCGATGGCCGCTTCGCCAACCACGCGACGCACCGTGCCCTCGTAGCCAGCGCGGTACATGGTGGCCGCCCGCGACGGCCACCGATGGTTATAATCCGCGTGGAACTTGACGCGCATCAGGCGGCGGCGGTGCGGCCGATGATGATCACGTCATAGTCGACGACAGTGCCGCCGGCGCTGTTCGCGATCTTGAGGTCGTCGGTAGCCCCGGCGCCCACCGCCCAGCCCGACTGCGACGTCGCCAGGTAATATTCGCCGGGCTTGATCGTGTACGTCCCGAGCGCACCGAGTGGGCCGGCAAAGGGCTGCGTGGCCGCGCCGACGATGAGACTGTTCGTGTTGGTCGCGTGGGCCTTGATGAAGATGGCGACGACCTCGGCCGCGGTGATGGTCGCGCCGAATGCGTCGGTCAGCACGCCGGCCAGGTCCAGATCCTCGGTCGCCGATGCCGCAAGCTGGCGCGTGTCGCTGAACAGGATGTTTGCCTTGCCGACAGTATCGGTGCCGGACGAGAATTGCAGGATTTCGGAGATGGGATCGATCGTCATGCGCGGGCTGCCTAAATCGGCGGTGCCGACCTGCTGAGCGGTGATGCGAAGGTCAATCTGAGCGTTCACGCCTGCCATGTCGGGTCTCCTGAATTTGCGGGCAACATGGCGGAGCGGCCTCGCGGCTTATACGGACGCTGCTAGAGCGTCCCGCCGCGCACAACGCGGGTCACCGCGGCTGCGACGAGAGCTTGCGCCTTGGGGCGGGTTCTGGCGGCTGCAGGGCGCATATATGGGCGCTCCGCCATCTTCGATGTGCCGAACTCCAGCGGGACGGCGTGCGGCGCCTCGGAACGCACCTCGGCAGACAGCGGGCCGGTCTTCGCCGTTACGATACCTTTGATGAGATCGCCAAATTCGTTGTTGGGAGCCTCTCCGGGGCGCGATGGGGTGTGAGCGTGCTTGCTGCCCCGAACTTGGCCGGACGATGATCCTGCGGTGATGCTGTTTTCAGCCTCGCCTTCGATGAGGTCCGCCGCAACCTTGATGGCCTTGCCGACCTCCCGCGTCATCGCGGCGCCGCGGAGGCGCTTGAGGCGGGCGCTGTGGGCTTTTGCGCCGGTTATGCGGACCATCAGGCCACCCGCCCCCGCAGCACCCAATGGCTGGCCGCCGCATCTCGCTCGGGCTGTGAAATCATATACCGCACACCCTTCACCGTGATCTGGAAATCGGCGGTGATATCCACCCCCAGCCTGGCCGAAAGCACGATGATCCTTACATCGCCGTCAACGAACCCCTCGGACTGGCGCATCGTCCACGTCGCCGCATCGACTTGAGCCCTGCACGCGATGTCCGCGCCGCCGGCATAGCCGATGATGTTGCCTTCGCCGTCATAGATCGGGTCGGCGCCGTCGCGATGGAGTGTCGCGGGGAGGTAGAAACCGCCGAATGCCGCGCCGAATACGGCTTCTATGCCGCCATCCAACAAGCCCACGTCACCACCCCCGACGCGAGAGACCGCACGGTGGCAGCGAGCCCGTTCCGGTCACCAGCGGCCCACTCAGGCAAACCCGGATCATCGGGTAAAGCTGCCGGCCATATTGCGTCTGCCCGTAGATCGACGACCCATTGATCGAGGAGGAATCGGCGCGCTCCAATTCCAGCGTGCCGGATTTGATCTTCTTGAACCCGCCCATGCCTTGCGCTTCGGCCACCGATTCCGCGCCCGCGCCGATCCCCGCCTTCACCAGCAGGTCAGCCGTCGCCAGCATCGTCGCAAGCTGCATCTGGGCGCCGAGGCAATCTTCGTGCGGGACGGTGAGAAGCTCGGCCTGCGACGCCCAGAAGTCGTATTGCGCGTCTGTCACCGCCGCGAAGGCGGGATAGAGCGCGATGAAGTCGGCAAGGGGGACGCGGGTGTAGGGCATGTCAGGAGATCAGCCAGCACGTCCCGGCCGCAACCGCGGTGATCTTCGCCGGCACGAATTCAAGCAGCCCGGCCGAAACCGGGTAGCCCGTGCGCTCGGTGCCGGCGGCGTTCTTGAAGCTGATCGTGGTGGCTTCGGAGAACTTGATCGCCTTCACATTGATCGGAAGGGCCGTGTCCGAAGGGGTGTGCACGGCGGCATCGGTGCCCAACACCATCGGGTCGTTAGCGCGCTCGGTGGTGAACTTGTCGGGCATGTCAGGCCCCCGCGCGCTTGGCTTTGATCGCGGCCATGATCGCGGCGTAGGCGGTCCCCTCGTCGATCGTCACGCCCTCGTCGGCGGCGATCTTCAGGAGTTCCTCCTTTTTCTTGCCGAACAGCGCCGGCAGATCCTGCTTTTCGGAGTCGCCTGGATTGCCGTCGCCATCGCGATCGAATGCCGCCAGCTTGCCCTTGAGCTCGACGATGAGGTCACGCGCCTCGTCGAGATCGGCCTCCGCCTTCACGCGGAGATCGTGCTCCAACGCAAACGCGGTATCGAAATCGGCCCGGAGCGCCGCCAGCGCGTCGTCATTCGCAACCTGGGCCGTCTCGTCGACCGGCTGGCGATGCTCATTGGCCGCGATGTCATCATCGAACAGGAACCAATCGGAATCCCCCTCCTGCTCGCCCGCGGCCAGATCGAGGTCGTCGGCAACCTGCCCCGCGCCCAGCATGGCAAGCAGGCCGCTAGCAAGGCGGATACCGCGCGGGCCATTCGAGATGTTCATCACCTTGGTCATTGTCGTCTCCTGAAAAAGAAAGGGCGGCCCACTGATGCAGGCCGCCCCTCGCTTCTCCGCGTGATGGCGGCTTAGAAGCTGTCCCGGTACACGATCGCCTTGGGCAGCCGGACCTCGGTCCCGCCGACGTTCATGATCCCGCCTACCTCGTAGGTCATCGACGATTTCTGGAACGGCGGCAGGAACTGATGCGCACCCGGCAGGTGGAATTTCAGCACCTGCGGGTTCTTCTCGTAGGCGATCATACGGGTGGACTGGCCAGTGCCCGCCGTTTCGAGCGCGCGGCTCTTGCTGATCGTCAGACCCTCGCCCGCCACGTTGTTGGCGAGGAGGAAAGCGAGGATCGTCGTGCCGGTATCGGTGAGGCGGGTCGTCGCGATGTAGTTGTAGCGTGACGTCGGCAGAACCAGCGCGTTCGCAACGCTCGTCTCGGCGGTGCCGGTCTCGACCGCGGTCAGGGCCTCGTTGATGTCGAGGAGAATCTGATCCGGGGTCTTGGCGGTCCACAGGCGCGACGGGCCGGTGCCGGTGTTGGCAACCTGCGCCGACGGCGCCGACGCGTTGTTGACGAAGCCGGTCCAGCCTTTTTCGGCGACACCCGCCGGGGTCTGGCCGTTCATGGCGATGCCGTAGATGAAGCGATCGGCGGCCTGCTTGGCCGCCATCGCCTTATCGCTCGACAGCGACCGGCCGAGCTTGGCGGCGCGCTGCATCTCCTGCGTGTTCCACTCGTAGCCGATGCCGGCCAGGTGGAAGTTGCGGGTGAACTGCGTCATCTTGTTCGACGCGTAGGGCATGTCGAAGGCGCCGCCGGCAAGGAACTCGGCCTGGCCAACATTGTCCATCGAATAGACCAGCGTGCCGACGTCCCACATATCACCCGACGAATCGACGGGCATGAAGCGGGTGATGTCGAAGCTCGGATACCGGGTCATGTAGACCTCGGTTTCGATGCGGTAGAGCTGCGGCGTCAGGAAGGCATAGCCCACCTGCGCGTCGTTGAGGAACGCGTCGACCTTGTCCTCGAAGGTCTTGGCGGTGCGGGCGTTGTCGGCAGCCCAGAGACGGATCACCGCCGCCTGGATGTCGGCATCGGCCGCAAGGAAGGCGATCGGGTCGGTGATCCGGCCCGCCGCCGCGTCGAAGAAATTGTGCGTCAGCTTGGTCATCTCACTCCCCCTTAGCGCTTGACGATCTTGACGAGCGTGTCAGCGCCGCCAGTGGTGTCGAAAATCCAGTCCGCCGCCGCGATGTTGTCGGTCGAGGTGTCGGTCCATTCGCCGGTCGCCGCATCGACATAGACAGGGGCGCCGTCCGTCACCGCGTCACCGCACAGAACCCACATGGCCCCCTGCGTCATGATCGCGACGTTTTCATACTGCGGGTAGATGTCCGCAGTCTGACCGGCGATCAACGCGACGGCCGAGGTTGCGATGACCGGGCCGAGGAATGTCGCAGCGGTGCCGACCGTATCGGTGCATCCGTGATCGCCCGAGCCGCGAAAGGCGGCGGTGCCGAACGCGATGCCCCCCGCATCTTCGCAGGTGCGGGTGATGCGGTTGGACGTTTCGCCATTGGCGACCATGCCGGGATAACCGGCCGCAATCGTGTCGGAATAGGCGGTCTGAAGCTCAGCCATGTCTCATTCCCCTCAGTACTGCGCGGCGCGCGCGAGGTCGCGGACGCTGGCGTTGTCGGTGACGATCTTGAGACCGCCATCGTTGATGGCCTGGCGGAGCGGATCGGCGGGCGCGGCGTCCTTGGTCAGCACCGCGAACGAGGCTGCGATCTGGTCCGCCGCCCAGCCCTTGGCCGCATCGCCCATCTTGGCGTCGACCACCGCTTTCATGATGGCATCGCTACCGGCGCCATCGGCGAACTGGACACCCAGCGCCTTCGCCTTGTCGCAAACCTGCGAATAGGCCTTGGCGGCGTCCTGCAGCTTGGCCGGGGTCAGCGCCGCATCCGCCACCTTCTGGTTGAGGGTGGTGATTTCGGCATCCTTTGCCGCGATCGTGGTGGCCTGTTCCGCCACCTTGGTTTCCGCCGCAGTCGCGCGGGTGCCGGCATCGGCCAGCTTCACATTCAACGCGTCGACTGCAACCCGAACGGCTTCACCGTTGGTCGAGTCGACTTCGGCGTCGCCGATTCGGATTTTCATCACTGTCTCCTTGGTGGTGATTGCCGCCAGGATGGCGGGGTTCGCATCGCAAACGGCGATGGAATCTCGGATGGCGCACTCGGAACCGGCGCGGCCCTTGTCGACCAGCGCCACATGGTTGCCGTCGATCATGGTCTGGCGGGCGACGAAGGGGTGGCCGCTGTCGTTCACGCCATCGACGACGACGAGTTCGGTCTGGTAGCCGCCGCTCAACTCGCGCTTGCCGGCGCGGTAATCGCTGATCGTGGCGGCGTCCGTGATGAGGCCGGACATGCGAGCATATTCGCCGTCGCGGAGCACTTCGCCGATCGCGCCCTTGGCGAGACTGCCCCAATTGTCGACGTTCACGCCGGCGCTGGGATGATCGTTCGTAATAGGCTTGGCGATGAAACTGCCCATCGCGCGCGGGGCGAACACCTCGGCGGCGTCGCGCTGGACCGGGTAAAGGGCGTGGGGATCGAAGCGGCGACTGCCGGCGGCGTCCTTGTGGATGCCGTTCGGGTCGATCTGCGCGCCGAGATAATGCTGGATGCCGGTGCGGGCGAAGCGGGCCGAGAACCCGAGGAAACCGTCATTGGTCTCCCAGGTCCGATCTACGGTGAGGGCATCTTGCACGAACATGGGGCATTGTGTGCCCCGATGCGCGCGCTACGCTCTACGGACGCCAGCTATCAGCCGAATTTGGTAAGGCTTCACCAATCTGTCAGATATTCGATTGCATCGCGGGTCGGGGTGGCCGTCTCTCCGGCCTGTCACGCCTCTCTGTAGGATTCACGGCTTTCACCGCCCCTCTACGGCACTCCAGCTTCGGCTCTCGCCTCCATCGCCTTCGTTAGGGCGTCCTCCGTCCCGTTAAGCTCAACCCTCCTCCAGAGCGGCGTCGATCATGGCGGCCCACGCCTGAGCCACTGGTGATCCATCGGCGATGGCGCCGCGATTGACCGCTTGGCCCATGGAATTCGCGACGCCGCAGAGGCGGTCCACTTCACGCATGCCGGGCGTTAGCATAGCAGCGTTGGCCATCGCCTCGCTCGGCTCGCGGATCGCGGTGAGGACGGCGCGGACGATCAGCGTGTATCTAGCCCGCATGTCATCGGCAGTCTCTTCCCAAGAGGCGTGAAGCGGCTCGGGCCAGTCGGCCGCGTATGCTGCCCGCGCGGCGCGCTCAAGCGGGGTCATGGGACGAACCTTCCGCCGACATAGGGCGAATATGGAACCGGCCTTGCCAATATCTGGACAAGGGCGCTCTCAACGGCGTCGAACACGGCCTGCATGTCTGACACGTCGGTGATGCCGTTGGCGCGGAAAACGTGCTCCATTGTACGATCGCCGATTTGGTAGGCTGCCACCGGCGGAGCGGTTTGTCGCAGTTTCGGCAACGCAGGATCGCCTGGTTGAGGTGTCCCATCGGGATAATAGACCGCAATCCCTTCCATCCCGGCGAAGCTGACGACGGCAGACCTGTCATCAGCACCATGTACGAAAGGCGGCTCAATCACCCGGACCGCGCGGGCCGCATCTTCGTCTGTCTCGACCGGCAAATTCCAGTCGAGATCGCCATCGCGTCCCGCAATAATATTCGCTACTTCGTGCTCAGCCATATCGAACCTCATCCGTTCGGGTGGTCAGGGTCGGCGGTGTTCGCGCACCGCTGGCCCGCAGCCTATCACGACTCGACGGAATTGCTAGCTTTCGATCTCATCGAGCAGCGCGATGTACGCCTGCGCCCGGCACCCGCAAAACGGCGCGTCGCCGGGCTGATCCCCCTGCGGCGTGCCGAGGTCGTAGAGCTTCCCGTTCCGCACGATGTGCTCGGCGCGCGGGTGGAGCTTGCCGCTGTGCCGCCAGCGGTATTGCTCAAGCCCGGCCTCGACCTGCCGATCGCGATCCAGCGCGGCGCATAGCTTGGCGTTCTGGTCTGAGGCGATGCGCACCGCCCTCGCCCGGCCGAACTCCACCGCGTCGTTGATCTCCTTCGCAACCTCGCGCGCCGGCAACCGCTGCTGGTAACCCCGCCACACGGCGTCGGAGATCTTGCCTTGCGCCTGGTCGCTGACATTCCGAACCAGCGCCACGTTGCGGGCCACGAACATCTCGACCGTCTCAGGCTCGCCCGAACCGACGAGGATGGTGGACAGGTCGATCCCGGTCCCTGCATCCACGGCGCTGATCCAGCGAGATCTATGCCAAGCCTCTATACGAACAGCCCAGCGGCGCAGCGACGGGGTGATCGTGGTGGTGAGCACGCGGAGGAATTCGCTGGCGGCGGTGTCGATCACCTGTTCCGTCTGGCGTGGGGAGTCGAGGGTGAGACCGTCGGCGATCGGCGTGGCGTCGTAGGTTCCCATGATCGCGGCGCGGGCATCGCCCCAGATGCGCCATGCAGGCGCGATGATCGCGGCAAGATCGGCGCTGTTCGCGGCCGTGGGATTTATGGGCCTGAGGGTTATGGAGGGCCGGCGGATGCCCTTGGCGCGACACATGCGGGCGAGGTCGTAGGGCACTTAGCGCCCCTCGGGCTTCGGCCGCAGCAGGAGCCGTATGCCAAATCCGAATAGCTCGATGCGCCACATCTGCCAGGTCTGGCGCCCAGCCTGTTCAAGATCGAGGTCGAGCGCCTCGAAAATTTCTGGCCCGAACACCAGCTTCCCGTTGAACGGCTTGAGCGCGGCGACATCGACAGCCTCGGGCGCGTCATAGGTGAGCGTCACATGGGGCGCGTAATCGGGGAAATCGTGGCTGCCGCCAGCTTCGACCATCTCGCGGTGACGCCATTCGAGGCTGGGCGCAGCGAACCGGAACACGACGGCGCCGCCATCGAATTTCTCAAGCGTGCGCGGGCCGCCGGGGCGGACGGCGATTTGCCCCTTCTCGTCCTCGTTCCAGTCGCGACCCATCTTCATGGGGTCCACGGGCGCACGCGAATAGAGCACGGTGACATGCATATCGTCGGCGGGCAGCGTGGAGGTGAAGCCCTGCGACTTTGCCCAGGCAATCAGGTCCGCAGCGTTGAGGAGCTTGCGCTGGACGTAGAGCGGGCGAGGTGCGGCATCGGCCAGCCATGTGGCCGCATCATTCGCAGCACGGCGGGCGGGCGCCCCACTTCCCGAGCGCCCGCCGCCGGCAGAAGCCGGACCACCTCCTTTCCCTGTTTCGACAATCTCGTTCGGATCGACGTCGTCGGGCAGGCCCTCGCCGGCAGCTTCGGCTTCGTCGATGGCGTCTTGCAGATTCGGCCACCGTCCGCTTTCGATGAGCCGGTTCTGGACAGCCTTCGCGAGCGCGCTTTCGGGGACAAGCCCGGCATTGGCGAGCTTCGTGACGGTGTCCGCCTCCTTGTTCTCGATCTCGGCCTCTTCCTTTTCGGTGAGGACGCCCAGCGGGGAGAACTTCCAGGACATGTCGGTGGGCACGCCGGCCGACGGCAGGATCACCGCGTCCAGCTGCTCCATCTGGGGCCGCAGGTCGGTCTCCTGCTTGGACCCGATCGACTGGTGATAGTTGCGGAGGTCGGATTCGCCGGTCGCGTTCTGGCCGTCGGGAGACTTGCCGAACAGGCGGGTAGCGGGGATATCGGCGGCACCGGCCACGCGGGCGTCATAGGTGATGATGACGTCGCGCATCCCGGCCCAGACCATTTGCCGCTGGTCCCACTCGTCTTCCTTGTCGAGGATGACGGCGCGGTGGATACTCTTGCCGGAATTGGTGAGCTCGACCCGCTGCAACACCTTGGCCTCGCCGCCAGGCTGCGAAAGCTGGTCGACCAACTGGCTGAAGCGGAGCACGTCGATCTTGGCCTCGTCGATCAGCGACGCGAACCCCGCACTGGCGGCGGTTGCTTGCTTCACCGCCTCATCGACGACCTGCGGCACGCTGTCGCCCCAGAAGCGATCCTCCCACGATGCGTAGGTGATCGCGGGCACGGGCAGGCCGGGGAACACGACGACGCGCGACGGATGGATCTGCACCTGCGATCCGGAGCCCGAGAGCGTGAAATAGGCGGGCTTGCCGAACTCGGGCGAGGCTGGGTCGGTCACCATCCCGCCCAAGCTGATCTGCCAGCGAGACAGGACGACGAGATAGGCGACGTCGCCAGCCTTCGCGGTCCTGGGCAGCGGGGCGCCGGGCGTGCCATCCTTCATGCCGATCAGCATGGCGCCACCACCGAGACGGCCCAGCCGCAGCGCCTCGTGGAGCTTCGCCCAATAGCCGAGGCGCTTTTCCTCGGCCTCGATCTTCTTGATTTCCTCGTCCTTGGCGTCCCAGTCACGACCAGCGCGGGTCATGTCCTCGGCGGGGACATCGACGATCTTGCGATGGAGCCAGTTGCCGCGATAGGCGGCCTCGATCTGCTCCTGCTGCATCGGCATGAAATGCCAGAAGCCGTGCGTGCTGCGATCGACGCTGGTCCCGCGCCCGGTCAGGACGTTGGCGAGACCGTCACGAATGGGGATGACGTTCCGAGGGGCCGGCACGACGGAGCGACCGTCATACACATAGCCGGGCTTCGGGGTGACGTTTCGGATGCGGCCGCCGGACATGGGGCAGACCGTGCGGCGTGGGCGGTGTGCGGGCTACGGACGCCACCCCGCTTACATCACGTCGAACACGCTGACCTTCTTCCCCACATTCGCCAGCGCCATCACGAAAGCGTCCGCCAGATTCGGCGACGGACGCGCGCCACCCGGCCGGTTGTCCTTGGCCAGATCCTTCTTGCTCTCGACCTTCACCTTGCCGGCATTGTCGAAATCCCGCTTCGGCGTGCACAACTCGTCGATGAGCAGCGGCAGATTGTCCAGCTCCGACGATATGAAGATCATATCGGCCTGGTCGAATGTCGCGCCCCGCTTCACGGCGTTGAATGTGTTGCGCATCCGATCGGCGATATTCCACCACGCCTGCGCCTTCGCGTTCGCGAACATGGCCTTGTTCGTCTTGACCGGGTGGGAGCGCTCATAGTTCGCATCAGGATTGCTGACACCGCCGCCGGCATTGAACCCGCTGTGGCGGATATGGGTGCCATCCTCGTTGAGCTCGTTGACCTTGGCGCCCACGGTGGCGCCGACGCCGATGCTGTCATAGACAAGCTCCGCATTCCGATCGACACAGGCGCTCCTCGCCCGCGTGGCGGATTTCAGCAGTTCATCCTCGCCGCCCTTCCACATGTCCGACCATGCGGCGAGCGGGCCCACCGCATGAACCAGCGCATTCTTGTCGGGGCCATCGTCGGCGACGTCGAATCCCACCTTGCTTGCGCCGCTCGGTTCGATTCCCAGCGCCTTGTGCGCGTCGATCGAGGCCATGACCCACGATCGCTTGATGATGGCGCTGTCGTCGTCATCCTTGGGCGTGCCCAGATAGATGTGCTGGAATTCCTCCTCGTCCTCGTCCCTGGCCGCGTCGATGACGCTCATCATGGTGTCGGAGAGGAACGGGTTTTCGGTATAGTTGATCAGGCGGGCCAGCGTGCCCGGCGGCGGGTTGAGCACGAAGCGCCGCCACGCGAAGTCGGTCGACAGGATCGGATTGAAGATGATCCAGAATTGCGACCCGGCCTTGCGGACCGTCGGTTCCAGCACCTCCCATTGTTTCTTCGTGAGCGCGTGCGCCTCCTCGAGCCAGCATATGTCGATGCCTTCGAGGGATTTGATTTCGCCGATGTGCCGCCACAGGCCGTAGAAGATGAATTCCGAGCCGGTCCGCTTGTGGATGATCTTGTTGTCGAGGATGCGGAATTGCCGCTGCAACCCGAACCGCTCGATCTGCAGCTTCAGCAGCGAATAGACCGATTCCTCGATCTTGTTCTGGAACTGGCGGGCGCAGAGCACCTTGATCTTGAGATTGCACGCCAGGTAGATCGCGAAGCCCGCGGCATCCCATGACTTCGACGAGGCTCGGCCGCCGTAGAGGATGCGGTTGCGGATCGTTTCCTGCCGTTCGTTGACGCGGGCGAGCCAGAAATCCTGCAGGACGGGGTTGAGGGTGGGGCCGCCGTTATGGCCGATGCCCGCGATGGCCTCAGACGCCATCGGCCTTCACGGGTGCCTGGCTGTAGAAGTCAGCCAGCGATGGCGGGCTCATCGACCCATCGGATGAAGTGTGATCGACCTGCTCACGGAACGCGCTGACAAACACATGCTTTCCGAGCATTTCGATACGCTTGTCGCGGGAGGCCAGCTTGATCTTGAAGCCGGTGCCCATGATGGGCTTGCCCTCCCCGTCCCGGCCGATCTCCTGCGGAAAGCTTTCAATTCCAGCGACAAGGCCCTTGCGCCATATCTCGGGCCACTCGCGGATCGGCTTCACGCGGCCCGTGTCGTCGTAGAGATCGGCGACGTCGGCGTTGACCTCTTCGGCCAGGCGGGTGAGCACCCAATCGGCGTCGATCTTCGTGCGTTCGGCTCGTTGGGCTAGCGCGTCCGTAATGGCAGCCTGAATTTCAACATTTCTCAACAGCCGCTCACCCTGCGACGCAGCCGTCCTCGCGCTGTAGCCGGCCCTGATCGCGGCCTGCGTGGCGTTCAGATCAACGAGATATTCCCGGACAAAGGCTTCCTGCCGAGGTGTCACGCGGCCGTACTCCCCACCTCGTCCAGCACCGACAAATCCCCGCGCAGATACCGCTTGCGCAGTTCCTTCAACCGATCCCCACCGCTCTCCTCGACCCAGCGCGTCGAAACATCGGTGCGGGCGCCGTAAAACCGCTCGATTCCGCGCCACCCGTCGCGGATGAAGCGCGCCGCGAACCCTTCCGGTGCCGGCTCATATGGTCGTTGCCTGAACGCGATCGTCACGGCTTAATCCCCCATCTCCAACCCTCTCCACGGGCGACACATCTTGCCTTCGCTTCGGCATAAATCCGGCAATGACATTCAAACCGGTCGCGCCCGAGACATTCTCGGCGCCTCCTGGTCCGGTAATGAGTTTCGCGATCGAACGGATCTGGCTGGGGGCATCCTGAGAGGACAATCACGGCTCGATTTCCTCCCCTTTGGCGCCCCGAATCATGTCCGCCGCCTCAAGCCGCTGCGCCTTCGGCAACCGGTTCCAATGCCGGATGAAGCTTTCCAGCATCCCGTAGCTATCCGTTGCCGGCCTGCCCTCGCGTTCCTTCACCTGATGCGCTTCGTGGCGCGTGCGCTCCGGGGTCCAATGCTTGTCACGGGCAGTGTTGAGCAGCTGCAGCGCGTCCTGGCGGGGCAGCGCGGCGACGCTGGCGTGATGCTCGATCGACAGCGATTGATCGCGCAGATGGCTCGGGAATGCATCGACGGCGCGGGAGATGTCGCGGAGCCGCTTGGGCGCGATGCCCAGATTGTCGGCGAGGAAGTCGAACCCGGCCTGGTCGATGAACCCGGCTTCACGGCCCTCCATCATCCAGTCGCCTATGGCCCAGTCCACTTCGCGGCGGTTGCCGGCGAGGGTGCGGCCACGGTCGACCCAGCCGGTGAATTCCGGCGTGGCCTCCGGTGCGATGGCGATTGCCTGGATCATGCCGCGTCCTCCCTTGCTTGCCGCTCGTCCTGCTCCACGATTCGTCGTTTGATCGCTGCGTATCGCTCGATCTCAGCGAGGTTTTCCGCGACCTTGGCTCGCACGGCGAGGTCGAAGAGTTGGAGCTTGAACGGCGCGCGGCCGCTTCGGGCCATGACCTGACCGCGGACTTCGCGCACCACCGGCAGGATCTCGGTTTCCAGATCGGCGCCGGCGTGCTGCCAGCGATCCAGCAGCGGCCAGTCGGGCGGATCGGTCAAAAATCCCGCCGCATCGAAAACGGCTTGGCGATCAGGCATCCGTTCGGGTTCGGCGTCCCGCGCGGAACTAGGAGTGGAGGGTAATTTAATTCCCTTCTCTTCTCTCCTCTCCATCTGAGAAACTTTTTCCGCATTCTGTTGCATTGATTTCTGTTGAGCGGATTTCCCTGCCGCATTCTGTTGTTTTTTAGGGCGTCCAACGGGTTTCTTTTCCGAGGTTTCATCGCCTGAGCGCTCGCCAACGTACAATTCGACGGCCTCAGTGATCGGGTATTCCGCCTTCGGTGACCGTGGGCGCTGATAGATGCGGAAATTGCGGACGGCGCCATAGGTGCGGCCATCTACGTCGAAGCGCATAACCTGGTTCTTCGCGAGCAGCTCGTCGAGGATTTCGGCGACACTGATCATGTCGGCCGGAAACAGTCTCATCTTGAGGCCTGTCGGCTTCCATTCGAACACGCCATTATCGTCCGCCTCGTTGCGCAACGCGATGGCGAGGAGGCGCGCAGCGAAACTGCATTCGACGAAATCCTCGTCGGTCCACTGACCGGGATGGACGGAGCGGATACGGCTCACAGGTGATCCCCATCAGCATAGAAGCGCGAGCCGCGAACGGCCTGGTTGGCGCCAAAGAAATAGCAATTGCGCTTGCCGATCTGGCCGTTGCGCACCTTGGCGGCGATGATCTCGACGCGGTTGCGCGCGATGTTCATCGATTCCTGCCAGCCATCGTGTTTCTTGTCGCCGGAGGGTGGCTCGGATCGCTCAAGATAATATTCCTCGCGATAGACGAAGGCGACCACGTCGGCGTCCTGTTCGATATCGCCGCTGTCGCGCAGGTCGCTCATCATCGGGCGCTTGTCCTCGCGCTTCTCGACCTCGCGGTTGAGCTGGGCGAGGATCACGATCGCGACATTGCATTCCTTCGCGATGCGCTTCACGGCGCGGCTGATCTCCGACACCTCCTCGTAGCGCTTCGCTTTGCGATCATCGCCGCGGATGAGGCCAAGATAGTCGACGAACACGACGTCGAGGGATTGGCCGGCGGCGACCATCTGGCGCTGGTAGCGGCGGATCATCATTGCCAGGCGCCCGATGCGAAGGGCCGGCGGGTCTGTCAGGACCATCCCCCAGCTTTCGATCATGGTGCGCGCTTCACGGATGCGCTCGCGATCGAACTGGTTGATGTTGCCGCGGCGGATATCGTTGAAGGCTGGCGAGCCATGTCCACGGAAGCACAGGTCCGAAATGGCCCGGGTCGTCAGTTCCGCGATCGACATTTCGAGGCTGACGAACAGCACGCCATGGCCGGCGCGCGCGACGGCGAGCGCGAGTGATATGGCCGTGGCCGTCTTGCCCATGCTGGGGCGGCCGCCGAGCACGATCATCTCGCCGCGACGCATACCGCCAGTGAGGTGATTCCAGTCGTCGAAGCCGGCGGCCATGATGCCGCGCGGACCTAGGCCCGCCGCCTCGTCCTCGATCGCCTGCAAGGTCTTGTCGAACGCCTGGGTGATTGATGCGCTTTGGGTGACGGTGGAGCGCTGCAAAGCATTGGCAAGCGCCGTGTCCATGTCCTCGACCAGCCTCTCGACCGGATGCTCGGACAGCATCGATACGTTCTCGGTGAGCGCGCGCATCTCATCGAGCAGACGGCGGCGCTTGGCGAGGTCGGCAATGGCCCGCGTGAAATCCCATACGCCGATCAGCGATGCCGACGAGCTGGTAAGCTGGAACAGGTAGCCAGGGCCCAACTCGGCAAAGGCTGGATCGCCCACGAAGTGCCCGCGCAACAGGAAGGCGTCGGCACGACGCCCCGCGCTGACCTCTGACAGGATCGCGCTGAAGATCCGTTGATGGAGGGGCTCGTGGAAATCCTCGGGCTGAAGCCGCTCGGCAACGCCGTCGACGAAGCTGTTGTCGATCAGCAGGGCGCCCAACAAGGCCGCCTCGGTTTCAACGCTGCGCAGAGCTTCGGGGTATTCAGGGTAGGATGTCATCAGACGGGCGACCTCAGCCATGACGCTTCCCCTGTTCACACGCGAGAAACACCGCTTTGAAATCTTCGTGGGCGAGGATCATCCGCTGGACGTGCTCACGATCCTCCCACATCCGGCGATCGGCGTTGGCTGATCGAGCGAGCGCGCAATATCGGTGCCATGCGGCATCGACGGCAGCGGCGGTGGGAAGGATGGCGACGTTCGCGCTCATGCCCGCTGAAACTCCATAATATCGCCCGGCGATCGCCGATGCGGCCACTTCCACCCATCGGCGCGGGTGAATTCCCGCTTCTCCACCGTGCTGCGATCGACGACGCGGATGCGCGGGCGCACCATGGTCTCGGGCGCGTAGGGGCGCGCGCCGCCGGTGTGGGGGTGCCAGGGGATCATGCGGCGATGCTTTCGGCTTGAGCCGGCGCGCGGATCGCAACCGTGCAGGTGTTGACCATCGTGCCGCTCTCCCGGAACGAGCCCGCGGGAAGATCCTGCCACTTGCGGTCGCCCCAACGGTTGGGGGTCTGCATCTTGTCGAGCAGGGCGCGGAGCGATGCAGCGCGCGCGTTCTCGGAGACGGCCGCGCTGGCGGATGCGACGGCGACGAGACTGCCGCCAGGTTTCAGGAATTTGAGGGCGTGGCGGATATGATCGCAATCCCGGCCGCGATCGAACGGCGGGTTCATCACGATCAGGTCAAACAGCCCGACGTCGGCAACCGTCAGTGCGAGGAAATCCCCCTCAGTGACCCTATATCCCTTCTGGCGAAGGCCGGCGCAAAGCTCGTGCTGGACTTCGACACAATGGACATCGCCGCCGCGGCTCCGAGCTTCATCGGCCAAGCGTCCGCGGCCCGCGCTGGGCTCCAGCACGCGAAGCCCGGCGACAGAGCCGGTGCGCTCGAACACGGCGGCGACAACCGCGGCGGGGCTTTCGAATAGGCCGAAGTTCTTTGCCGGCGTCAGGTGATAGGTCGGCCCCATGTCGGAAACATCCGCGACCTCGGAGCCTTCGCCGATCGTCTCGCCGTAGTAGTCCGCCAGCAAACGGTTGACCTTGCGCACCAGATCGTCACGGGTGAACCACAGATGCGCATTGCCGTTCTGGAAGCGACGCAGGCGGAAATAATCCCCCTCCACCACCTCTTGCCCGCGAAGCTGCGCGACCTTGCCACCGATGCCGGCGGCATATTCGGGGACCGGCTTGCCATCGAGGACGCAAAACGTGCGCTCGATGTCGCGGAGCGTCTCGCGCCGATCACCATATTTCATCCCGTATTCGTCAAACGCATAGGTCAGAATGACGCGTGCGCCGATCTTGAAGCCATCGTGGGACTTGAACCGTCGGTCGAGCGATGAGAACGCAAGCGCGATGCCCCGGCGGAAGATCGTGTCGGCGTCTTCCATGAACTGCGACAGGGTGGCGCGGACGTTCTCGGATGTGGCCGGCGGGGGCGACTTCTGGAGGCTGGCGCGGAACTCGTCGCGCGCCTTGTGGTCCATCAGCCGCTCAAGGTCGGTGGCTTCGATGATGTGCCCCCACATGGCGCGATCGGTCTGTTGGGTCATCGCTTCAATGAAGCTGTCCCGACTCCCCTCTCCGCCATATTTCGGCGCCAGGGCGTCACGGGCGTCATCGTCCAGCTTGAGCGAACCGCTTTGCGATTGGGCCGCGAGCGAACCGAAGCGGCGGGCCTCGTCGAGCGCGTCGAAGGCCACGCCGTAAAGGTCGATGGCGCGCGCGCGGTTGCGCTCCATCTCCTCAAGCGTGGCGCGCGCGACTGGCAGGTGGTCGCTCATGCCGCCAACCTCATCGCGCCGGTGACATAATCGCCCCACTGCTCGGCCATCGCCTTGGCAATGCCCGGAAAGAACCGCGAGCGCTCCCGCCAGCGATCAGGGCCCGGCGGCATTCGGTGAACGCGCTGTTCGCGCCCTTCGACAATATCGGTGGCCCGCAACGCTGGCAGATCGCGCAGCCACAGACATGTGCGTTTCGTCTCGCCATGCCCGAACTGCCATGGCTGCACCGATTGCGCCGGCGGGGCATATCCGGTGATCCGCTCTTTCGCGTGCCGGTGCATGACGGGGTTCTCGACAGCGACATGCGGGATCGGCGCGTTCCACAGCGTGGAGAAGAACGCCGCGGCTTCGTCGAGTTCAGCCCACATCGCGGCCAGCGTCCGGCCCGGAGGCGGCACCGACAGCCAGCGGACGCCGCTATTGCAGAGGCGCGTGCATGGCGGATGGAAGACCGCCAGCATGTCCCAACCCTCATTGAGATGGTCGAGCAGGTTGCCGGTGATGTGCTTGTTGCTGCGATCGTCGGACGGGAGGAGGTCGCACGACCATGCATCGAATCCGCGCGCAGCGAACTCCCGGCGGACGGTGCCGCTGAACTCGCAGCCGATCAGGACGCGGGTGTCTTCGGGTCGCTTCATGCCGCCCCCGCCTCCTCGCGCATGTCCTCGTGGACCGCCAACCCCGCATCAATCAGCGCAGTCACGAATTCCCCAAACTCGCGCCCATCATCCCGCCAGGCGCGGATCACCTCGGCCTGGATGCGATGCCTGTCAGTCGGATTAAGGAATGCCTCCGCGGCCGCCCGCATGACCTCACTCATCGGCGTCTGATCGGCGCGGGCACGTTCCACCACGGCGGCATGGAGGTCGCGCGGCAGATAGACCGATAATTGCTTGGTCCGATCGATCCTGCGGAGATTGCTGGCGAGCGTACCTGGTTCAGGCTGCGCCGGGACCGCAACCACCACCGGTCTCACAACCGGTTGAGCAACGCGGCCCGGAATCACGATGGCGCGATGCCCGTCGCTGAATCCGACGATAATCTCTCCCGCCTCCGCCAGTTCGGCAAGCAGCGACGACACCTGATCTTCGGAGCGCACGAGGCACAGTTCGAGGATCTCGGCATTGCTGGGCGACGCCCTGCCCTCGTCCTGCCGTTTCCGGAGGTCGTCGAGCAGCGTGCGCTTCGTCATTGCGGGAAAGCTCATGCGGTGGCTCCCTTCGCGAGGAATTGCGGCGTGAAGATCGATTGATCGCGCCACGGGGGATGAATGCCCTCGATGTCGAGGAGATAATCGAGCAGGCCGCAGGCTTCGGCGGCGTCATGCTTTTCCGGGTCGAACCCGAGTTGCCGGCAGCGATCCATGGCCATGCGCTTGAGATCGACGGTTTTGGTGCCGCGGGGCATCTTGCCCAAGAAGTGGCGGCGCCATGTCGATTGATTGGTTTCGTGGCGACGGGCCCCGACGGCCTCGGCGAAACTCTCCGCGTGCATCGCAAGGCCGGCGGCGGCGCGTAGTGTCTTGATGTTGGTCTGGCCCTGCAACGCCCAGTGGGGCAGCGGCTCTTCCCAGATCAGGCTCGTGATCTCGGTGACCGTATGAAGGTCGATGAGGTTGCGGTGCAGGCGAAAGCACGCCCTGCCCGCCCACTCGATCCCTCCGGCAAGCGACCAGATGCCACAGACCGGGCGGTCCATGCCGGGCTGCCAGAAGGCGTAGCCCGTGGACTTAACGGAGAGATCGAGCGCGACGAACATGGGCTTACTGGACTGACGAGGCGGCGAGGCCGCTGATGCCGAGACCCTTGGTCGCAATGACGGGCATCGACGGCACGTCGCCATCGTCGCTCATCTGGTCGACCAGATCCTGGCTGATGCCGATCCCGCCGGCCTGCATGAGCCCGTACAGGGTGCGCAGGTAATCGTCCCGGTTTTCCTCGGCCATCCGCTTGAGCTTGTGGAAGTCCTTCGCCGCCGCCTTGTTGCAGTGGCAGTCCTTCTCGATGATCTTCCATGCGGCCGAGAGATCGCCGCGCGTCGATGCGCTGTCCTGCTCGGCGGGAAGAACGTCCTGGTTCATTACCCGGATTGCCCGCTCGAAATCGGGCTTCTCGATGATCTCTACCTTGTCCTCGGCCTTCTTCTTTCCACGCGCCATCGCGGGCTTCCTTTCTGTTGGGGGTTGCCGATCGGCCCCTGCTTCGCTCGGATAGCGTGCCACGGCCCCGACAGGCGTGACGTTGACGGCCCCAACGGGGACCGCAGCAGGGGCAGGGGTCGAGCCGCGATCGGCGGTCGGCTCGGGGAGTCCCTGTCGGGGCATCTCGGGATTGGGAATCGGCTGCTCGCCGGCGGCAACGGCAGCGTCGTGAAGCTCGGCCTCGCCCAATGAGATGTCGGCATGGAAGGCCGCATCCTCGCGGGTCATGCCGTCGACGTGGCGGGCGGTGAGATAGCGGATCAATTGGCGGCTGCTCATTGCGGCCCTCCCAGCAAAACCAGCGGCAGCCCCATGGCCGCGCGCAACCGGTCCATCTCAGCGCGGATCGGAGCGCGCTTTTCCCATTCCCGGCGCTGTGCTTTGCGGGACCGGAAATCGTGGAGGTCGGCGGCGACTTCCTGACGGAGCTCGGCGGTGACGGCGGCTTTCATGCTGCCTCCAATTCGACGATAGCTGCCGCAATCCGCCGTTCGGCCATCTCGGCATATTCGGGGTTGAGTTCGATCAGGGTGGCATCGAGACCGAGTTGCTTGGCGACCAGCCCGACAGTGCCGGCGCCACCGAAGGGATCGAGCACGCGGCCGGGATTGCGGGGATAATGACCGCAGATGCCGCCGCAGCCGTCGGCCGCGCCGCAATAGCCGCACACGGTCGCAGGCACGCCTGCAAGGATGCACCGTTCGGCTAGGGCCGGCGGGAACGTGGCGAAGTGCGCTTCGCGGAAGGCCTTGGGTGCGATCGTCCAGACGTTGCGGGCGTTGCGGGTCTCGACGACTTGCCCTGCGATCGCTGCGCTGAAGCTGCTGTTGTTCTTGATGCCGCTACCCGGCGCCGCGGCCTTCTGGCCGGTGCCATTTCGCCTGACGACGGCCTTCATGGGCCGGCCTGGGCGGGTGCCCCCGTTCGCACGCATAGATCCGGCCTGATTGGCGACGTCCTGCGCAACGCGAGCGTGCGTGTTGGGTGAGCACGGCTCCCGGATCGCCTCGTGATTGTAGAAGTAATCCTCGCTCTTGGTGAGGAGCCAGACCTTCTCGTGCGCCGTGGTCGGGCGGTCATAGACCGATTCCGGCATCGGATTGGGCTTATGCCAGATGATCTCCGACCGGACGTACCAGCCGTCATCCTGCAGCGCGATCGCCAGCCGGTTCGGGATCATGCAGAGATCTTTGGGTTTCAGGAATCCGCCGCGACGGTCGAAGTGCTGGCCCTCGCCGCCATTGCTGCGCGCTTGAATAGGTCCGACCGTCGAGAACGGCTTGTCGCGAAACGTGCGGTCGTCGGTCCCGTCGGCCTTGTACTGTTCGGCTGACCGCCCATTCGGCTGGGCGGCATAGCAATCGCCATAGTTGAGCCAGAGCGTGCCTTGGTTCTTGAGGACGCGGCGCACTTCGCGGAACACGTCGACCATAACCTCGAGGTGCTCGCCAAGCGTCGGCTCGAGCCCGATCTGGCCAGCAACGCCATAATCGCGCAGGCCCCAATAGGGCGGCGACGTCACGACGCTGTCGAAATGGTTCGCCGGGAGCGCGCGCAGCTGCTCGCGCACGTCGCCGATCAGGATGGACACACCCCCCTGCCCGCTCACGCCGCATCACCCAAGCTGGAATAGGGCGTCAGGATCAGGATCATGTGATCCGCCGCCTCGGTCGCGATCGGCTTTTCGGTGTGATCGATCCGATTATCGGCCGCGGCCTGGGCGAACCGGGCAAGGTGGGCCATGGCGTTGGCCGCATCGCGCGCGGGGTTGCCGGCCTCCGCATCCTCGGCGGGCGAAGCCACATAGCCGATCAGGTTCAGGATCGCGTTGACGCAGTGCGGACCCAACACGCAGGCCAGCGACAGGGCGGCCGACAGCGGCGGCTCGCGCACTTCAGTGGGATCGTTCGACATGTAGGACCGGATCGCCCGAAGCTCGACGCCCGACTGGCCGGCAAGCTGCTCGACCGTGAAGCGGCGTTCCACAACCACTGCATTGCGCAGTTCGGTGCGGATCGTTTCGGTTACGCGATCGCGAGAGACCAACATCGATCGTCCCGCTGAATTGCTGCGCGAGGTCATTTACACACGTCCCATGAAAGAGAGCGGACAGAAGGCGCGCGACGGGTCCGGATCATGCCGGTCCTCGCCGCGCGACCCGTGGGGCGACCCGACGGGAAGGGGTGCGCGGCGCCGTGGGGCAGCGCCGCGCGACAGGCCGGGGAACAGGGAGAAAACCCCGCCTGTGTCTGTGGATGGGTGAAGGGCGTCATTGCCGCGACTCGCCGGGACGTGAGAGCGTGTCGTCCTCATCAGATGAAGGGGACGCCACATGCTCTACGAAGGAACAATTTTCGAAGATGGCGCCGCCGTCGATCTCGACGACAATCAGTTCGTGCGCTGCATCTTCAAAAGTGCAGTTTTCCATTACAATGGTGGAAATGTCGTATTCACCGACTGCGTTTTCGCGAACATTTCCTGGGAACTCGGCGGCCACCTCGGGAATGGACTCCGTTCCCTCGCCAGTTTTTTCGCCGCCGCCGGCCAGACCGACCGGCTTGCCCGGATGCTCGCCGACTTTGCCCACGGCGCCAATGGGCCGATCTCGTTCACTATCAAATGAGGGCGCGGTCATGCTGCGGCCTTCGAGGCGGCGGCTCCGGTATCAACCCATGCTTGCATAGGGACTTCACCGTTAGTCGCCCGCTCGATCCTCCCGGCAAGTGCCAAGGACGGTGTGAATTCGCCCTTGATGAGGCGGCTGATTGTCGCCGGGGTCGTGCGAGCGCGAGACGCGAAGGCACTCTGAGATTCTTGGCGATCGGTGAGATAGGCGTCTAACGTCATGCGGAGATAATTACGCAATACGCAATTTCAAGCAAGCAGGAAATTACGTGTGGCGGCATTCACCTTTTTGGTGATGGCCCGCATTCATTCTTGATGGATGGCCCGCCAACGAATTTTCTTAAAGCAATTCGCAAGCAAAAAGGCTTGAGGGCCAATGCGCTCGCGGAAAGGCTTGAGGTGTCACCGGCTCAGATTTCCCGGTGGGAGAACGGGAAGGACGACATACCCGGAAAACGGCTGCCGTCGCTTGCCGACGCATACGGCACCTCGATCGGCGCCATCTATGCGGGCGCTGATCATATGGCCGGGGAGATCGCTCCATCCCCGGCCCCTGGACCACGAGAAGAAACCCTTATCAGCCTTCTGGTAGCCGCTGCACCCGCCTTACAGGAAGGCCAATCGAACGAAGTCGCGCTTCGAGAAGTTGCTCGTTCCTTCGCCGCCGCGCTTCGAATGATCGCCGAAGATCCCTCCATTCAGGATGTGCCGGATCGTTTGGATATGGCCGCTCGCGCAATCGCTGACGCAGCTCGGTATTATACGAATCCGCCATCCCCAAACGCATCGCGCAAGTGATGTCGCACGCGGTACAACCTCTCCCACATTTGGACATTCCCCGTCCCCTGTTTTGCAGCCTCGAATGTGAGGCCGGACGACATTCGGGGACGTAAGTTGCTGAATAGGTAATGTTTCGGGGAAGAAAGGGGACGGAATGCGCTGTCCAAAATGTTTCGACAAAATCCAGGATGCCTCGGAGGTTTGCTATCACTGCAAGCACGAACACGCGGCTAATGGCGCTCCGAGTCGGTGGGTCGGCTAGGTGAGTCAGTTTGGCGATTGGGTTGCGGTAGCGGGGTTTGCCTGGGGCGTGATCGCAATTCCGGTCGGGATATGGATCGGCAGGAAGTCCAAAGCCCAAGACACATTGCCAAACATCCGCCCTAATTTTGGCGGGAACGGCGACTTTTTTCGATGCGTAGCGGATGTCCACGCCAGGACAAATGAAGATATCTTGATTACAAAAGTCTCGGCGAGTGCCGATCTGTGTGTGACCGGCGACCGGCCGATCTATGATGTCGAAGGATCGATCACCGGGTACAATCACGAATGGCAGCCATCCCCCGTTTCGGTGGACTGGCTTGTTCCCGGCGGAGGCTCGAGCCGGTTTTTCATTGACGTCCGATCACCAACGGCGATGGACATCCGCCTCACCTTATCTTCCAGCGCACGAACACTGATCGACAGGCGGGTGACAATCAAGGCTCCCACGAATCCGTAGGTGCCGACCAAGAAATAGATGAAAGTGTCCATACCCGCCTCTCGGTTATGCCTGTGATTGGCTTTCACGCTTCGATGCGAATCGCGCGGCCGCGAGCGAGATGCGCAGATCCGAGATCTCGGAGGAGAGCTTGGCGGAATCGCGCAAGGCCAATGCCCACGCCGCCCAAGCCAACGAGATTGCCAGCAGGGCCAACACCATTGCGACTATGGCCATGATAATCGCTGTCGTCGCCATCGCCATCTCGATCGTCACCGCGCTCACCTCCAACCGATAGCGCCAGCCCTCCGCTGACGCGCCGGTCATAGCACGGCGATTCGCGAGTTTGCGAAGAAAATTGCGTTACACGTAATTTCCATTTGACACGATAATTGCGTATTGCGTAATATACGCTCCATCAGCCGCTCAAGGCGATGGAGACCACGATGCGCCACGCGCCCCGATCCGATTTCGATTGCTACGCCGCCCCGGCCCCGATCCCGGCGCCGCCCATCGGCCGCTGGATCAAGCACGACGGCTCTGCAATGCCGGTCGACGGCGGCGTCAAGATCATCCCGCAATTCCGCGGCGAGAGCCCGCTTGAAGCTGAGCGCGAGGCTCGCGGTCTCGGCTCCCCGGCTTGGGGCTTCGCGGAGTTCTGGACCCATACCAACGGGCCCGAGGACATCGTCGGCTATCTGGTGACGGAGCCGCGGTCATGAGCGCGCTCCACCCCTTCAACGCGAGCCCCGAGGCGATTGCCCGGATCATGGAGCTTCCGCGCGTGACAGCGATGCCGGTGCGCCTGAACCCCGCACTGTGGCCGCCATGCCACTCCTGCAAGCTCGATGTGAACAACTGCGAGTGCGATTCCGAGGCCGTTTACGCCGCGATCGACGCTCGTTCCAACAACACCCACGAGGGAGACGAGTGATGGCGGAATCTGTGACCCGCAACATAACCGAACAAGATGGCTGGCTGATCGACGAGCGCAACAATCGCTCCGAAATCGCCTATTTCGGATCTCGCGAAGCTGCCGAAAAGGCGCTGCTGTCGCTGGTTGATTGCGATAATTGCATCAACTGCTCGTACTGCTCGGACTGCTCGGACTGCTCGGGCTGCTCGTACTGCTCGGACTGCTCGCGCTGCTCGGACTGCTCGGGCTGCTCGTACTGCTCGGGCTGCTCGGGCTGCTCGTACTGCTCGGACTGCTCGCGCTTAGTCGGCGAGCAAAAAGCCGCGGTGATCGAAATTCCCGCGATCCCGAACATCCACCAGACCGTTTACGCGGCTGTCACGCAACCTGGCGCCTTCGATATGGACCGATGGGGCGGTTATTGCGACACGACACGCTGCCGTGGCGGTTGGGTATGTTCGCTCGCGGGCGACGCCGGCAAGGCGCTTGAGGCCCGGTTCAACACCGAACTCGCAGCCATGCTGATCTATCGTGAAAGCGGATTCCAAATCAATCCGTGCCGCTTCTACGACAGCGACAGCGACGCGCTGGCCGACATGAAGCGGCTTGCCGAGGCCGAAGCTGCGGCAAGCGCCGTCGAGCCCGCGTGACCCGCCCCCTCTTCACCCGACGCGCCACGGAGGCAAGGATGAACTTCCAGATCCACAACCTCAATCACGAGGTCCGTCACTATCGCGAGGACCGGCTTCGTCCGCTCCCGATCGCGAATTGGGAGCCGCTGGACAGGCGCGTCATGTCGGTTCGCGACGTGCTGCTGTCGTTCCTGGCTTACGGGATTCCCGGCGTGCTGGTGGTCGCGGTGGCCTGGACGGTGTTGCCGGCATGATCCGCCGAATCCTCTTCAATGCCTCAGCGATCTCGTCGGCGGCGTTTGGCACACTGCTCTATGTGCAGCACATCGTTAGCCGCTTGGCCGAGGGCTCGCCGGTCTGGTGGCAGGTCGGCTTCGGCGGAAGCGCAGCCATCGTGCATTGTGTCATGATCTGGCGGGGGAGGTTCAAGTGACCATCCCCCACTCCTGCCCGGAATGCGGCGGTCCGTCGCCCGAATGGCTGACGTTCTGCGCCACCTGCGCCCCGCTCTACGCCGAAACCCCTTCCGCCGCCGTCTCGCAAAACTGCCCCCCATACGCACGCGAGACGGATATTGCCGCCACGGACGCCATCTCTCCGGCGTCAGAGCCCCGCGACCGGCCTGACGTGGCCGAGCCGGTCGCTACCGGAGGCGCAGCATGAGCCGCGCCGTCATGGATTACAGCGCCGCGCGCGTTGCCCCGACGGTCGAGGCTTTCGATCCGGATCGGGAGGCGGATGCGCCTGTGGCTGGGTTTTACCGGGCGAAACTCAATGCCCGCGGCGTCGCGGTCGGAATCCGCATCTGGTTCGGCCAACCCCTCGATCCGGTCACGGGCGAGGAACTGGACCGGTCGCTGCGCTGGCAGGCTCAGTGCAACGGGCGGCCGATCGAGATGGATCGCGTCTGGCCCCAGTGCGGCCGTCAACCGATCGACGCCGACGAATATGCCTACCTGTCGCGGCTTCAGGACTGGGGCGAGCAGCACGCACCGTCCAGCCCCGAGGCTGACCCCCGCAAGCCCATCAACTGGCTCACCGCGCCGCTTGGCATCTGATCACGAAGGAGTCCCGTCATGTTCATCGCTTGCACGTTCCGCCCGCATGATGCGCGGACCTACACTTACACCTATGACGGCACCGAGCCGCTCGCCGTGGGTGATGTCGTCCTGGTCGCCGGCCGCAATGGCGAGGGAACGAAGCGGGTCCACGTCGCCGAGGTCGGCGTCGCCGCGCCCGCTTTCGACTGCAAGCCGATCCTTGAGAAGGTCGTGCCCGAGCTGGTCGATCCGGTGATGTTTCCTGCCGGGGCAGCCGAGCAGTGAGCACGAACCCGCCCGCCTTTCCGCTGCACCCCGGCATCAATCCTGATTGGAGTGGGTCCACCGGGATGACGCTCCGCGACTGGTTGGCTGGGCAGGCTCTGACCGGGCTGCTTGCCGGGAATTATCGGCATAGCTCGCAGCACAACCTGAGCGAGGTTCCAAGCGAGGCATTCCGGATTGCCGACGCCATGCTCGTGGCACGCGACGACATCGTTGAACCGGAAAGCCCGCCGCCCGCTCCGACGGTGACCGGAGCGCTTTACGACACCCGCGACCCCGAATGCTCAAGTTGCAAACCGGCCGACGGCCCGAAGGCCTGTCCCGGTTGCTGGATCCCTTTCTGACCCACTTCTGACCCGGAGAAAATCACCATGAACGCACACGTTGCGCCCGCATCGCTGGGCCATAACAATCCCCCGCTCGAAGAAACCATCGTCATGGAATTCGACGCGAACCTGCGCGAGCATGACTTCGACCTGATCGCGCGCATCGCCGAGATCGAGGCGAAGGCTGCGGCGGCGGGCCCGTGCTACGATGCCGAGACGGCGGGACGCTACGGTGATGCCGTCAAGGCTGCGGTCGCCGCCATCCGCCTGATCGATAGCGAGCGCGAGACACTCAACCGGCCGATCCTCAATGCGCAGCGCGCGCTGATGGGGAAGGCCAAGACCTATTCGGAACGGCTTTCGGTCGCCGAAAAGCGCATCCGTGGCCATCTCGACGCCTACGCCGAGCGCGAGAGGCAGAAGCGGATCGCCGAGGAGCGTGAGCGCCAACGGATCATCGACGAAGCCAACGCCAAGGCGGCGCGCGAAGCCGAGGAGGAGCGCCAGCGGCAGCAGGCTATCGCTGATGCCGCGGCAGCGAAGGAGCGCGCCCGGTTGCAGGCGATCGAGGACGAGCGGGCCGCGGCGGAAGCGCGCGAGGCCAATGCCGTCGAGGTCGTCGCCGAAGTCGTCCACGTCGAGGCCGCGCCCGTCATCGAGACGCCCCGCGCACCGGTCTACGAGCCGGTCCGCAGCGATCGCGGTGTCCTCGTTGCCGAAACCGAGACGTGGCACGTCGAGATCGAGAACATCCGCCAGGTGCCGGATCTCTACCTGAAGAATCCCGCCGTCATCGAGACGCTGCGCAAGGTCATCGCGCCGTCGGTACGCGGAAAGACCGGCCTGCGCGACATCAAGGGTTGCCGCATCTTCTCCTCCACGAAGGCGTCGGTGCGGTGATGTTCAAGAGCCGCCCCTACGATCCACAGCGTGCCGATAAACGGTCGCCTGCGCAGAGGGCGGCCAACAATCGCAGCTTCCAGATTTTCCAACTGCGCGGGCTGTGGGCCCTCTGCGGCCGGGTGAGCGAGCCGCGCCGGTCGCTGATCCGCCAACTCATCGACGATGACATTCGGGCGCTTGGCGCTGAGCCCGAAGGTGACCGGCAGAAAGAGCGCCGCATCCAGGATGAAACCGCGTGGGCCTTGCTCGGCGCGAGCAGATTCAACGACATCTAACAAAGGAAATATCATGGCCTCCCAAGCACAAGAACCCGTCCCCGAAGTGATCGCCGTCGAGATGGCGAAGGATCGCGAACTGCGCCGCCAGGAGCGTCAGGCGCTCACCGCGATCCCGGCCGCCGATCTGGCGGCCTCACCCGCACGGATGTCGTTCCTGCCGCAGAGCATGGGCGAGGCGATGCAACTTGCGACCATCATGGCGCGCAGCACCTTCGTCCCGCAGCATTGCCGGGGCAGTGAGGGCAACTGCCTCGCGATCATCATGCAGGCGGCGCGCTGGGGCATGGACCCGTTTGCGGTCGCCAATAAGGCCTATTTCACCAAGGACGGCGCTCCACCCGCCTTCGAATCGCAGCTTGTGAATGCCGTGGTCAATAGCTCTGGCGCGCTCTCGGGCCGGCTCCGGGTGGCCTTCGAGGGCGAGGGTGAAAAGCTGCGCTGCACCGTCCGCGGCTTCCTGCGCGCAGATCCGAACGACGAAAAGGTCAAGACGCAGTCGATCGCCCGGATAACGGTGCGCAATTCGCCGCTGTGGAAGTCCGATCCGGAGCAGCAGCTTGGCTATTACACGACGCGCGCCTGGGCGCGGCTGCACTGCCCCGAAGTCCTGCTTGGCGTCTTCACACCCGATGAGATGGAAATCGAGCCGGAGCGGGCGCGCGTGGTTTCGCCCGCGCTTCCTCGACGCGATGACCGGCTGTCGCGGGGAGATGTATACGACTCCGAAACCGGCGAAATCTTCGACAGTGCCGCCGAAGGTCCAGCCGACGAACAGCGCGGCGAGGCGCAATATGATGCGCAGACCGGGCAGGAGATCGACCCGCGCGACGCGATCGCCGCCGAGATCGTCGAAGCCTTCAAGGCCGCCGGCACGATCATCGACCTCAACAGCGCCAAGGCTCTGCATCAGGACAGCATCGACGCGCTGCCGGATGACATGGCCGGTGTCGTGAACAAGGCGTTTCGTGACGCCGAGGCGCGGCTGAAGGGCGGTGCGAAGTGAGCCGCGTCCCTGAAATCGAAGCGGCTGCCGAACTGGCGCGCAACTTCAACGATGGCGTGAAAGGCTTCGCCAACGACGGGCTGAAGAACCACTATCGCTGCCCGTCCTGCCGCTATCAGTTCGTTACGATCGATCGCGAGCCCGGCGTCACGCCGTTCATGACCGACTGCGCCAATTGCGGAGGGGCGGCGCAAAGCTCGGGCTACCGCAACGTGCCCGCCCACATCGCGGTGACGCACGAATGGTATCGCCCCGACAGCTTCGACGGGCTGCATCCTGGCACCGTCGAACACATCAAAAATGGCGGCCTCATCCTCCGCAAGATCGAAAGGGCACCGCAATGACAGCGCCCGACCGCTTCCCGGGCCTTGCCGAACTCGCCGCGACCCATTCGATCCGCGCGCTGACGAAGCACTATGGCTCCTGCAACAAGCGCATATCGCGCGAATTGAAGGCGCGCGGGATCACGCCGACGATCGGGCCCCGCCGGGCCGAGATCCCCAACCTTGCCGAACTGGCGCGCGAATTTAGCGTCGTCGAGATTGCGGAGCGGACCGGGGTCCACGTCCGGACGATCCGCCGCCAGTTCCGCAAGGAGGGCATCCCGTTCCCGCCTTACCGTCGCGGCGGGAAGGTGTCGGCGAATGCCCGGCCGATCCAGCACCGGCGCAATGACATCGCCCCCATGCCGGAAGGGTTCGCGACGCGCGCCGCCGGCAAGACGATTAATGCCGTCGCGATCGAGATCCGGCGCCATCACGGCACGGTGCGGCGCTGGTTCGACGAGGCCGGGATAACGCCGGCTGTGTACCAGCAAGGGCTCAAGCCCTGCCCCGACGATTTCGAGGTTCATGCGTGGACCGAGACGAATATCCTGCTCGCCGAGCGCTACGGCTGTAGCGACACGCTGATCACGCGCTGGCGGCGGCTGAAAGGCATCCCGTCGCCGAAGTACCAGAATCCGCCGAAGCGTCCGCGCGTCGGTGCGGCCAAGGTCGCTGCCGCACCGTATTTCGTCATCCGGCCGCAGTTTCGCGGGGCCGAAAGCCATCGCGACACGACGATCGCCGGGCGCGCCGCCGACTATCTGCGCTCGCCGCCCGGTGGCGGATGGCTGGTTCACCGCTGCGACAAGATCGGGGTGGCCGATCCGAAGGGCGACTATTTCCGCGTCGGCACCGCGCTCAAGACCGAGGATGCGTTGCTTCAAATGGCCGACAAAAAAGGCTTCCGCGACTTCGAACGGAAATTTGCGTGAGCAAGGGTCGCGGCCCCGCCACCACCGGCTCGCGCTACGCGGATAACCGGCCCCGAATCTATCTCCGGCCCGCCGACAAGGGCGCCGTGACGTGGAGCCTGTCGCCCAACGGACTGGGCACGCCGACGCCGAGCATTTCCGCCGCGATCATCAACGCGCTCGTCGCTGTCGACCATGCGCCGGCGGTGATCTTCTGGGAGCCCCAACCTTGACCGACCTCCCCACCCTCGCCCTCGCATGGGTCCGCGACCCGGCCTATGTCGAGATGACCGCGCGCCAGATCGCGCTCCTCGGGCTGATCACGCAAAGCGGCCCGCAAGGCTTCTGGCGTGTCCGCGAACTGGCCCCGGCGATCGGCGCGTCGAAGCCGGTCATCACCCGCGCCCTCAATGCCTTTGAGGTCATGGGCCTGGCGGAGCGTGTGCGCGATCCCGACGACCGGCGCTCCATCAACATCGTGCCCACCGAAGCGGCCTTCGTGCTGCGTGAGGCTTTGCGGGAGATTGGAAATGGCTGAGAACACGAAAATCGAATGGGCGACCCATACGTTTAATCCGTGGGAAGGCTGCCAGAAGGTCGGGCCCGGCTGCGACCACTGTTACGCGGAGACGCGGAATGCGCGCTTTGGCGGTGGAACTGCAATCAATTGGGGGCCAGGTGCACCGCGACGGCGCACGTCAGCAGCCAATTGGCGGAAACCCCGCAAGTGGAATGCGGAAGCCCCGCAAGAATCTTGCGGACGTCCCCGCGTTTTTTGCGCGTCGCTGGCCGATTGGGCTGACAATGCGGTGCTGGACGAGTGGCGTGCTGACCTGGCGGCGCTGATCCGCGAGACGCCGAAACTCGACTGGCTGCTGCTGACGAAGCGGATCGGAAATGCCGAGGCGATGCTGGGGGCAATGTTCCCAGAGGGCGTGCCCGGCAACTTGTGGCTGGGCATCACGGTCGTCAGTCAGGCGGAGGCCGATCGCGACATCCCGAAGCTGCTCCGCACCCACGGCCCGCGCTTTCGATTCCTGTCGATCGAACCGATGCTCGGGCCAATCGACTTGACGTCCATTAAGGCGCCGCGCGAACCCGACGAGCCCGCTGATAGCATCGATCTCGATTGGCGTTTCGACTGCCTCGCGGTCGGCGACTATTACTGGTTTGATGGCGAGGATGGCCAGCCCGGCGACAGCGGCGACGGCCCATATCGCGAAACTCGCATCGATTGGGTGATTGCCGGCGGCGAGAGCGGCGCCGAAGCCCGCCCGGTCCATCCCGATTGGATACGTTCGCTTCGCGACCAGTGCACGGGCGCCTCAATCCATGGCGACGATGCTCCGGTCCCGTTCCTGTTCAAGCAGTGGGGCGAATGGCTTTCAGGCACGCAATACAACGCTGAGTGCTTGGCGGCCGATCCCAGCCTCGAACAGTCGCGCTTCGATTGCATGGATTGGGACGAAGATCGGTTCGTCGAATCGGGCGGCGGTTGGACGGATGATCTCGACGAGAACGCCGTCTTCCGCGTCGGCAAGAAGCGCGCCGGTCGCCTCCTCGATGGCGTCCAGCATGATGGGATGCCGGCATGACCGACCGCCCCAAGCGTACCTGCCGCCGCCGCACCTTCGCGATGATCCGCGATGAGGAGCGCCGCACCCATTCCAAATTCATCGACGGCCTGGCCGATCGATACGAGGCCGACAACCGCAAGGATCTCGCCGCCGGCCTGCGCGCGGTGTCGGGGAGCATCCTCACGGGGCTGGCGGCGCCGGAAACGAAGGAGACAGTGGCGTGACGTCAGTCGTATCGATCGGCGATCTCCCCGGCCGCGAACCGCCGCCCGAGCTCATCGTTGACCTCGACCGCAAGATTACGTCAGCATTGGCCAAGGGGAAGGGAATCGGCCTCAATCCCGACCAGCTGGACGCGCTCGCGTCCCTCGGGGTCGTGGAGATCATCGCAGCCGCGAAGGCCAACATCCTGAAGGAACAGGCGAGATGTCGACAGACAAGGGGGGTGTCTATCAAAGGGGCGGGTTCTGGCTCGACCTCGCCCGGGGCGCCGGCGGGGAGCCAGCCAGCGACCGGTGGTACATCTGGTGGTACGATCGATCCCTCGGCCGCCAAAAGCGCAAGAGCACGGGCACAAGCGATGTTCGCCTAGCCTGCGACAAGCTGGACGAGCATTACCTTGCCACTCACCGGCCGACCGCCAGTGAACAGGATTCCTACAGCGTTTCAGAGGCCCTCGCCGATTACTGGATCGAGCACGGCAGCAAGCAATCCAGCCAGGAGGCCATCAAGTCCCGCCTGAAACTGCTCAGCCGGTTCATCGACCTCGAGGTTGACGCCGGCCGCCTCGCGGATCCCTTCCTCCCCGAACAGGTCGACGACCGCTGGCTCGAGCGCTTCCGCGCCTGGGCGATCGCAGTCCCGATCGTCGCCCGGAAGAAGGATGGCGCCGGCAACTGGATCGATGGCGCCAGCCGGAAGCGCGCGCCTTCCACCGTCGAGGAAAGCGTGATCGCGCTCAAGGCCGCGCTCCGCCATGCGTTCGATAACCGACGGACCCGCTATGTCCCGCCGCTCAAGCACAAGACGCGCGACCAGGTCACGCCGGCGCGGTCTTATCGCCTGTCGGTGGGCGCGATCGGCGAGATCCTCGACTTCACCATGACCGGCAGCGGCAACTATGGAGGTCACGCCGACCGCCTCATTCCGCTTCGCCGCTATCTCGTGGCGGCGATCACCACCCTGGCGCGGCCCGACGCCATCCTCGACATGAATGTCACGCGCGAGCGAGGCCAGTGGATGCAGAACGAACGTCGGTTCGCCCTCAACCCCGAGGGCCGGATCCAGACCAAGAAGGTGCGCCCGATCGTGCCAGTCGTCGACCTGCTCCATTCATGGCTGATGGCGACCGACGAATGGTTTGTCTGCAACGAGCGGAAACGGTTCGATGCGGATCAGGAGATCGAGGTCGTCGAGCAGCTGCGGGTGGCCTCGGTGCGGTCGGGCTGGGACACCGCGCGCGAGGCGCTGGGCATTCCGGCCGGGTGGGGCCCGAAGCTGATCCGGCACTCCATGGCGTCGATCCTAGCCAACCGGAAGGTCGACCTGGTCGAACTGGAAATGGCGATGGGACACCGCGTGCTGGCCAAGACCACGAGCCGCTATGCGATCTTCGATCCGGAGTATCTGGGCACGATTCGGGACGGAATTGAGGACGTCGTGACGGACCTGACGAAGCTCGCCGGAACAGCCCTTCACCCAAAACTCACCCAAGAACATGGCAATGTCGCCGTGCTGCGGGCATAGAAAAACCCCGCTAAGCACTTGGCCTAGCGGGGCTTTCCATGGTGGGCGTGGCAAGGATTGAACTTGCGACCCCTGCGATGTCAACGCAATGTCGCGTGCGGAAAACGGTAGATTTCCGGGGTTCTTGCTCCTTTGAACGTGCGAACGACTCAGGAACAAAGCTGCCTTTTGCGTGAAATTCACCCAAGTTTCACCCAAGGCCGCGAATCGCTTTCCTACACGCCCTGCCGAGTCGCACAGACTGGGGATGGCAAAGGCACAAGCCGGATTCCCCCGCTGGACCCACACCGTATCCCTGATGAAGGAGGCTGGCCTTCAGGTGTCCGCCGGCTGTGCGACCTGCAAGGGATGGAAGCGGCAGATCGATCTTGAGGCCATCATCGCCGCCAAGGGGCCGGATTACAGCCTCATCAACAAGCAAACGCCCTGTCCATTCACGCCGGGCTGCAAGGGCTATGCCCGGTTCCACTACTCCGGTGGAGTGATGCGCCCGCTGTTCACGCAGGCGCGGTGGGAAAAGTGGTTCCTGCGCGGGGCTTGACCTTCCGTTACGACCGCGCAACGTACTCGCCGGCTGAGGGGCAGCCCATCTTCAACGTCTTGGTAAGTGTCGAGCGCGCATAGCTCGCCATGAGGAGTTACGTCATGTCCGATTTGAGCGCTGGCGCGGGATTGCTTGGCCGTTTCGAGGCGACCCGCATCATCAATTTGCCGCATCGCGCCGATCGCCGCAGGGAAACCGAAAAGGAATTCCGCAGGGTTGGCTATCCGATCGACCACCGATACGTGCAGTTCTCGGCCGCGCAACGCCCGGAGAGCGCCGGGGGGTTCGAGACGATCGGAACCCACGGCTGTTTTCTGAGCCATCTGGCGGTGCTGAAAGAAAGCCTCGCCAAGGGCCACGCAGCGCTGTTGATCCTCGAAGACGACATCGCCTTCACTGGCGACCTTCATTCACTTGGCGACGCGCTGACCGATACCCTGATCAAGAATAAATGGGGAATCTTCTACGGCGGTCACGAGCAGATCGACCCATCGGGCTTTGATCGTGTCGGCTCCGCTCGCCTGGTTCCGGTCGATATGCCGGTACGCACCGCCCATTTTGTCGCCTTCTGGCGGCCGACGATCGAGGTACTCGTCCCGTATCTGGAGGCCATGCTTGAGCGCGAGCCGGGGAGCCCTGAGGGTGGGCCCATGCACGTTGATGGTGCCTATGGCTGGTTTCGCCGCGCACACCCCGAGGTCATCACGCTCGCCGCGCCCTTCACACTCGCCAGGCAGCGGCCGTCACGGACGGACATCCATGCTCTACCGTTGACGGACAGGCTTCCCGTCGTGCGCGATGTCAAGGAGTGGATGCGGAGAGCGCTGCCCGTTAGGGTCTAATTGCAGACATAAGGAAAATGCCATGAAGGTTCGCGAGATACTTGAAGCCCTTGATGGGGTCGATCCCGATGCTGAGGTGCTCATCAACCGCCGACTTGATGACGAAATCGAGGGTAAATTTAACTTCAAGCTCGGCCACATCCTCCGCGCCCTGATAATATAATTAAAATTGGGGAAGAATATCTTAAATACTTGGA